ATGAGTCCCATGTTCAATAAGGTATTAGAAGGATTAAGAAATCCAGAAGGCGACCCTCAGATGGCAGAAGCCATCAATCAATACAAACAAGCAACAGAACTACAAGCTAAAGCTAATGAGCATTTAGCTATGTTGGATGGCAATCTTGCTCAACAAATAGGAGCTAATTCTCAGCAAGCTTTCCAGAATGCGCTTAATGGCGTACAACAAGCATCTGCAAATGCTAATCTAAAAGATATCAGCCAGGGAATTAACACTCTCAACACCCATTTACAAAATGGAGTTACCAAAGTAACTAATGTCGCAGCAGGAGGCGGGGAAGCCATGCCTTTCGCTAGAGGAGGAACAGTTACATATAAAGCTGTTGGCGGATCTATATTCAAACCAAAAGGAACAGACACAGTTCCGGCAATGTTAACGCCAGGAGAATTTGTTGTAAACAAAGAAGCAGCATCGTCGAATAAGTCATTGTTAACAGCTATTAATAATGGATACGCAAAAGGAGGACCCGTAAAATATTTAGCAGAGGGTGGTTGGGTGAGCGATATGCTTCAACCAGAAAAAGATAGATTTACAGATAGTAAACCAGGAGAGCTATATACAACATGGAATGATTTTTCTAAATTTGGTTCTGGAAATGATGTTATCAAAAATATTGCTGGGCTAGATGCAGATAAAGGTAGCTTGCAATTCTATAAGCCTTATTCATATCCTACTTTTAATGGTTCTTCTGCTGATGTAGCCAATGCTCTTGGTGCTGGAACTATAGGAACAGGGTCTATGAAGGGTAATCAGGCAGAAATGGGAATATTGCCAGATTTTTATCTATCTAGGCAAATAGTAAATAAAACATTAGAGGGGGCTGGTCTCGGGGCCGCCGCCGGTATTGCCGCAAAAAATGCAGCAGCAGGAAGGTTAGGACAGGTTGTTGCCACAACAGCAGCGAATAATAGTGGTGAAGTTGATGGTGCTCCTATGGGAATTGGAGGCAATGTTGGAGGATGGATATGGGAGGCTATGAAATTTGTTCCTGGTTTGGGTGCTGTTGTATCCGGAATAGACGCCGTAAGAGAACTATTTAAAGGAAATATTTTGGGAGCAGCCCTAGAAGGATTGAGCGCTGTATTTAATTTAGTTCCTATTCCTGGCGCTGGAGTAGTAGGAAAGGGTGTTACAAAGGCTCTTGGCTGGGCATTAAAATGGGTACCTGGCTTTAAAAGATTAGCATCCGCTGGCGGTAAATTAATTCCTGGTATTTTCCAAAAATTTGCCCCAGGTCTATATGATAAGATGGCAGGATTCTTGAACGGGAACACTGTAGATGTTCTTATGAGATTTATTCCCAACTCCATAAAGAAAAAACTAGGAATGTCTTCTGCTAAAGCTGCTGCTGAAGCAACATCAGCTGCTACAGGCATGACTGCCAGAGTATCCGAAAAAGCAGCGATTAGAATGGGAGGAGAGACCTTAGAACAAGGAGTTAGGACGGCAGCAAGAAATGCTGTTCCGGGACTAGCTGCAACTGGCGCTGTAGTAGGAGCCGGCAAGGCTATATACGATGGAGCTACTCCCGTAGAAGTTAAAGGCATAGGTCAAAAATTACAAGAGCTAGCAGTAGATAGTGGGATTTCTTATCCTATGCAGTTTAGGGATAAGGATACTGCCTTAAGATTGATTGATGGAGAAGGTAGTGTAGATCATATATCTTTAACAGAAGCCAAAGCTCAAGAAAAAGCACTAAAACAATGGGTTGATTCTTTTATTAAGGCTGATGAATGGAAGCTAAGAACCGACCCACCAGAAGCCCAAGTATCTACATCAGGTAGCGGAGCATACACTACTTATTCTTTTGGGCCAACTGCAATGTCTAAAGATAAAGAATATATGTATGCTTATTTAAGTCAAGGAAAAGAAGTTCCTAAGGATGCTTTTCCAAAAAGAAATTCAGCAGGAGGTTTATTACAGTTTAGAACTGATGGCTATCCTACTCTGGATGAAAATGATCCAAAGAAAAGCGCAATTACAGAACAATATTTAGCTGAAGCAGTAAAAATTGATAACTCTGCTGCAAACACTAATGTTCAAGATTTTTCCGTTGTTAAAGATGCTTTGCAAAGTTATTACGACAGTCTTAAGGAAGTAAAGGCCGAAACTACGACCCCAGATAATTTTAATTCTGCTCATTGGACAAGAGAAACCCCGTCAAAAGCCAAAGAAGGCAGATATTCTAAGATTCTTGGAGCCTTACAATCTGGAACAAGACTAAAGTACGACTTTAAGCAATCAGAAATTAAAGATAGTGTTCGTTCTTCATTTGGTTGGAGTTCGTCTGCTGGATCATCAGATAAGCCAGGAGAAGGAGCTACTGGTAAAAGTTCAGGTAATTTGACAGTTTATGGTACTGCAATGAGGCCATCGTGGAAGAGTCTTGTAGCAGCAAAAGATACGAACGAAGCCATTAAAAATGCTATTGAGCAAAAGAAAATGTGGGACTATACAGCAGAGAATGGATTTAAGATATATCAAGAAGGCAAACCTTCTAATCAATATGATCCGCTTCCTTGGAGTACGATAGATATAGTTCCAGACGATATGCTAAAATCTGTTCAAGCACAACAAGAAGCTGCAATGGCCTCTCAAATAGGATTAAAAGTCAAGACAGCGGCAACATTTGATAAACTTATAGATTTACCTAATTCAAAATTTCCTGTACCAGTTCAATTTTCATATAGACCATTCGAACAAATTCCTCTATTAGATCCTGCCACGGTAGATATAGATGGTCAAACCAAAACTAAATTTTTACCCGGACCTCCTTTTGAGCCATCCGACACTCCAATGAAAGGTGTCCACATTATTGGTCGCAATAAAGCAGAAGGAGGAATTAATCCTTTTCAATCTATGGGACCAGGAGCAGAAAAATTATTGCCATATTATAGCAGTGAAGCAGCAATGGAAGCTGCCGTCAATGAATGGGCCTTGGCTAATTTTAATATTCCAGATTGGGGTATTCTTGGCATGACTTTAGCTGGTGGATATCAGCCTATTATGGCAGAGGCTGCTATGCAGTCAGCTGAATATGTCAGAGGTGCTAGAACCAGCAGAAAAGCCAAGCCTGGACAAGATCAAGCTCAAGGGTCAGATGCTGAGGATAGTGCTGCTGCATATTTATTAAGACAAAATGCTTTGTTCTATACCGATAGTTTCCTGTCGGGTCTTAATCCGGTTTATGAAGATGCCAAGAATCCTATTTTAGCTAAAATTCCTAATATTATTGAACTAGTTCAAGGAATTGTAGCTAGGAAAGCTTTGACAGACAGAAAGACTAGACAGGCCCAGATGGAAAAAGAAGCCAGTTTAATTCACTTTAAGTCTGAACAAATTCCTATGCTAGCTGCTCCTGTTTGGAGCAAGATTAAAAATATTAATATTCCTATGGGCTCATTATCTAGTGCTGCCGATTGGGCTAAGGCTGCTTCTAATGATGGAGTAGCTCCTCCGGGAAGTATCAGCACTCAAGACGATCTAATGGCAGCCGTTGATTATATCTCATGGGTTAAAGGAAAAGCTTTGCAATTGGAACAGGAAGCTTACGATAAAAATCAAGGAGAAAAAGTTGAGACTTTAGCTTCTGAAGGAGCGCTTGGTCAATATATGAGCGCTGGCAGATTTTTTAGTCAACTAGCATCTGATGCTGAACGACCAATATCAGAAGGAACATCTATTGGACAAGCAAGCACGAGACTTTATACGTTATTTTCTAAATCTGGTAATCTAGAAAAATATCTACTCAAAGAAAAAGAAACAGATCAAAGATCAGGCAAAGAGCTAGTTAAAAAGTTTTGGAATGTTCCAGAAGTTGTTAGGGATCCAAAATTTGTTGATTATATCTTAGGATTTGCTAATCAAGTACGCACAGCACAACGCTTTAAACAATTAGTGACAGGCAATAATTTAGCCAAAATAAGCTCTGAACAAATGGCATTATTACAATCTAACTTCGCTGCTTTTGGATCAGAGAAAAAAGCTTCAGAGTTTATGGCTGGAAAAACAGCAGATCCTGACATGATGATGATGAAGGTTGCTACAGCAACAGGAACAGAAGACATACAGATTCCAGAAACAATAGACGATATATTAACTCAATTTTTAGACGACAGTAAAGTTTATGAACCTAAATATAGAGAAACTTTGGGAAATATTTTATGGAAAAATGCAGATACTTATGCAAGAAAGTGGACACAAAGTAAAGATCCGGGAACAGCTGGGTGGGCTGGTTTGTGGGAAGAATATTCTCCACAATTAATATCACTAAGAGATTTCTTAACGGATAGAGATGATCTTTTGATGCGTCCAGTTGCTGGCGAAGGAGAGCAGCTATTTGAACCTGCTGTAGTTCCATCAGTGAATGGTTTGATCTCTTCCTTAACGGCTATGGCTACCCAAGCAAAAATCACTCCACCGACAGACGTTAATGCTGAAACATTTATAGGGGCATTAAAAGATAAAAATGCTTTCGTTGGCCTTGTTAATCAATTTGTTGGTAGCGTATCTCCGACAGCACCAGAAGATTTTGAAAAACGCGATCAGATGAAAGCTACCGCACAACAAGTTTTAGATTTTTACGATAATAATTTATCTCCTGATGCATTACCAAGAGTATTTACTGAGAAAGGTAATGAATTATGGAATAAAATGAAGATGAATTATGAGCCAGCTAATAAAGCATTTACTAATTTCTCTGGCCTAACTGTCGATGGCGAAGGTGGTCCAGGAATGGTTGGATTACAGGAAATATACGATGAAAATCTTATGCCATATGCACAACCCACTTTGTATGGATTTTATTATAATAAGAATAGAAAAGCTGGCACTACAAATACTGTTGAGGCATTATTGAGAGAAAAGGCTGTTCAAGAAAAAGAAGCTCAGGCTGCGTCTCAGCCTAAACCGCAAACCGCAGAAGACGTAGCTAATCAGGCAGCAAAAAATGCTCCTAATCAAGCTGAGGTACCTCCATCAGAAGCTCCACGCACAGAAGAAGAAACAAGAAATGCAGTCAATAAAGCCAAGGGAGGGCTTATTTATCGTGCTGATGGAGGCGCTGCTCCTGTAAATTGGTCTCCTAAAGGAACAGATACTGTTCCAGCCATGTTAACCCCCGGCGAATTTGTTATCAATAGAGACTCCACTCAAAGATACTTGCCAATTTTAGAAGCCATTAATAATGGAAATAATACCACTGGTCAGATTGTTAGTTATGCTAGTCGCGGAGGAGTAATTAATCCCAAGTATTTTAGTGGTGGTGGAGAAAATAAAGGTGGTGGATCCTCTGGCGGTGTATCTAGTTCATATAGTATGGGCTTTGATAGCGCTACATTGACCGCTATTAAACAGTTTGAAACTAGCGTTACTGCTTTTGGAGAAGCTCTAGGTGGATTAAATATTGGCAATATTACACTGGATGAAACCGCCTTAACAGCTTTAGGAGATTTTACCACCAAGTTCACTCAATTTGCGGAAACTTTATCCAAGCTTAATGTTCCACCAATTATTAACATTACAGGAAAACATGAGGTAAACGTGAATATTAATGGAACCGCTACTTTCAATAATATGGAAGAAAAAGTTAAGGAGCTTGTTAGAGGTGAAGTAGATAGAGCCTTTGAGAATATGAATAAGCAGTCAGAAGGTAGTTTCAACTTTAAACCAAAATGATATTGAAAGTTTAATAATATGAGCATTATCAAATTTTATGATTTAGTTGGAGAACTTGGAATAGTTTCATTGGATTCGTCCAACAACCCCACTAACGTTTCGTTTACACAATCTGGTTTAGAACTATCTGGCTACAAGCCATTTTTAAATAATGTTACTAATAACGATAGGCTGTATGTAAAACTACAACAAACGGCACAGTCGGCTTTTGCAGTTGTTATAGCTAGATATGTTATTAATGAATTTGGCGTACGATCTCTCGAAGTTGAACGCACCATTTCAAAGTATGGGACACTTAATTCTGGAGTATACGCCGAAGCTTCAGTATTCAACGACATATCTATCAACCATAGCGTTTCTGCTAACCAGCTACTGCTTAAACCGAATACAGCATTATTTACTCCTGAATTACAAACATCAGATTATATCATTTCGTTAAGTGGTAATGGAACCGTAAGATTGCCATTAGCAAATATATTAACAGAAAATGTCAAGTATGGATTTTTATTATCTAGTAAATATAATGGATTAGACTCATTAACAATAGCCGCTTCTGGCACTGACTCTATTGTTCTAAATAGCAATAATACCGTATCGTCTATTTCTGTAACAGGAGTAGGTACATATGTGGAATTGGTGGGAACATCTGGTGGACAATGGTATAAATTATTTTCTACAGAATTATTTGGTGGTGAAGGAACAGCTTCTTTTGTTGGAGGATTAAATAAAGCAGTACAATTTAATAATGCCGGATCTATATCTGGAGGGAAAGTATATTGGGATGATCCTTCTAAGACATTATATTTCGGAGATACTAATAATGTCCTTAATGCTGATCTGGTGGTTAGCGCTTCTCAGAACAAGGCTTCTGGAATCTATCCGTTTTACATTAGGCTGAATAATGGAAACTTTTTTGCCCTAACTAAAGACGGTAAAGTATCTATAAATACTCAAAGCTTACCATTGTATGAATCGTCACCTAATTTCCATATGGTTGGCAGATGTGCTGTTTTCGAAGGCAACTGCGGCGCTGCTGGAGTGGCCTTAACATTATTTAATAATCCTGATGTTGTGCCTCAGGTTGGGAGTGTCGGTGGCAGCTTTAATATGTCTGCTAGAAATAGTAATAGAAATGTTGTTAACTATGCTCAGGTTCAATCTAAAATTTTGAATCCAAATAAAGGAGTTTCTAGTGGACAATTTTTGGTTAATGTTGATGTTTCTGGTTCTCCATACAATGTGACCTCTCTTGATTTAGCAAATTTAGTTATCGGTAATAACGACATCAAGAAATCTATAGATTCTGCTGTTATAGGTAAGAATAATGAACTCATATCTATGTCTGGAGGCAAAGTATTAGGCAACAATAATACTATAGATAGTGTTAGCAATGTATATGTTATCGGTTCTGATAATAGTGTTGATTTTATCAAAAATAGTGTGAGATATACTCTATCGGAACCCAATATAAGTACTCTGTCTGGTTTGGAGTGGAATGATCTAGATGATCTACAAGCTGGAGACATTGTACAGGTTACTAATAACTCTACAATAAATGGGTACTATATTGCGCAAACAACAAACTGGATAAAGGTTGAAGATAATGTTGCTGTGGGTTATTTTGGCAATGCTAATTTTATCATCGGTAGTGATAGCACCATATCTGGTAATAATTTAATCGCTATTGGCAGTAACAGTAATGCCAGTGGCAATAATTTATCTGTTTTTGGTAATTTCAATAATATTCGTACACAGTCTATTTCTGATATTATCAATACTAACTTTAGACCAGACTATTCTACAGTTATTGGCAATGTTAACACATTTGACGCGAGCGGAGTCGTAGTATTCGGTAATCGTAATGCGGGAAGCGGTATTAGGGCATTAATGTTAAATGGTTCATTAAATACTATTGGTTCAGGTACTTTGGATAGCGTTATTATCGGGAATAATAATGAATTAACATCTATCAGTGGTGTGGTTATCGGCAATCGTAATTTTGGAATACAAACACTGTCAACAATAGTTGGAACCAACAATACCATCTATGGAATAGAAAATACAGTTATTGGCTCCAACATAAATGCTAGTGGAGAAAATAATGTTCTTTCTGGCAATAGTATTATAGCCACAGGCCTTAATAGCATACTGCATGGTTCAGATTTACAATCATCGGGAATCAATAATCTTGTATTCGGCACAAACATTGTTAGCAGCGGCAACTCATCTATTTCTGTGGGTAGCAATTTAGTATCTGAAGGCAATGATAACTTCTTACTAGGTAATAATAATCAAATATCTGGCTCTGGAAATGTGATTGTTAGTTCTAATACATCAGTTTCTGGAGAGCTGTCAAATACTACTATTTATGGGGCCAAAAATACCTTAGATGAATCTGATTTTTATTATGCTAATCTTTTTGGACAAAATAATTCACTATCATCAGGAACACTGCATAATCTGTTGGTTGGAACAAACAATACTATACAAAATCGTTATAACTTTACGCTCCCATCTGTTAGTTTTAATGTATCGGATAATGGAACTAAATTTGTAGGAGTAGATTTTGCTACTCAAATTAATAACTATAGAGTTAGTGATACTATTTTATACTATGGAAATGACGGGACCCTTTTGGGATCCGGAGTAATACAGTCAGTATACATTCCAAACGATAGCGATACGGATTTGATTATACAGCCGGTAGCGGCATTATCTACAAATAATAATTCTGTTATTATCTTATCTCAAACTAAACAGCAAGAAGTTATCAACAATTATTCTAGACCAGTATCTGTTATAGGTAATGAAAATGATATTATAGGTTTTTCTGGAGTTGTTGTTGGACATAATAATTCTATCAGCGGATATAATAATACTATCATAGGCAGCGATAATATTTATGGAGGAGATAATTCTATAGTTATTAGTCAAAGATTTGCGGGTAGTGGTTTTAATAACATAGTAAATATTGGTTTTGATAATGTAGGAGGATTATCTGGAGCTAATACATTAGGACAAAATAATATTGGTATAGGCTTTCAAAATAATATATTTGGTATAAATAATGTAAGCGCAGGAGATACTGATGTTTTTGGTAATGACAACCAATTGATGAACGGAGATTCCTCTGTTGTTGGAAGAGGAAATACCGTACTAGGAAAAGGTCAACGTGAACTAGGTGACATCTCTGATATTTATGACACAAAAAACAGACTAGACTTTACAGGTTATTCAAGCAACCCAACTGGCAGTGGATATTATAGTCTAGCTTATCAGTGCTTATTATTAGACAACGATGTGACTTGGCAGTTCTCAAGCGGCAATCAGGCATCTGTCCAACTGTATTATAATGATATACCTTTATCAACATATATTGGCAGAATTACCAATGATCCAAAAATTGTTAATGGCTTTAAGGCTGTATTTTTTGATAATACAGTAACCATTAATCAACAAGAAGTTTTAGTTAATCCAGTTTCCATCAATCAATTTATTGAAAACTATTTCCCAACACAAACTCCAGAGACGTTACAATTTACCATTCAGCATAAAATAGACGGTTCTACCGTTATAGCTGGTAGTGGTAATTTAGTTATCGGTTCTCCGTACAGCGTAGTTATGGGTAATTCTAATCAAATGGGTATCGATTGGAAGAATCCTAAAGATGTTGTAGCAGTATCTGGATTGTTAGTGGGACATAATAATCAAACATATCATCCTTTAAGATTCATTAAAAATGCTAATGGTACAGTTGTAGGCATTGAGCCTTTATATCCAGATGCTTCAGGACTATTCCAGGGAGCTATTGGTTTTGATATTAGGAATGCAGATCCTAATTCTATCAAGATAGGATATGATCAAAACATTATCAAAATTTTTGACTTGGGAGGCAAAAAAGATGCATCATCATCTATAGTAGTTGATCCCAATGTTACTCCTCCAGAAACGGTAACAACAGTAGGAGAAAAAATAGGTACTGGTGTTTATCTAAGAGGATTAATATTTAATGCAGATACTATTGATAATTCTTTACATGTTCTTAACAACAGTACAGAGAAAGAGCCTGTATTATCTATTATTTCAAATGGAAGCGGATACATCGGTATTAACAAAAGCTATCCATCCTATCATTTAGACGTGGCTGGTATAATTAAATCAACCGATTCTGTTATAACCAGCGGCGTCTATGCATCAAATCTACAAATGAGTAGCGGTGCAGCTCCTGGATATTTCTTATCTTCTTACGATTCTGAAGGTAACGCCGAATGGGTCGCTGGTGTCAGGGTGGATGTTAGCGGATATCCCGGAACATTAGTATATTATAGTGGCACCCCAGCTACTGGTGGAAAAGTACAACCAATTAGTTTATCAACTATTGTACAAAATAAAGAGTGGCAAGTTAATACATACACATATGAGCCATCAGGATGTAATGTCAGTAGAAGTGGATTAATTTTTGACCAATACATGAATGTTGATAAGTATGCTATCATGACTCTTGATGAGCATAGACGTTCAGTAATGGGCTATCCTCTAGAAGAGGTACAGAGACTTCCACAGGTTAATCCTGGTAAGATAGATTATATTCAAAGACTAATAGATCTAGCTAAAGAAAAGAAAATTTCTGATGATAGTCATTTTATTCCTCGTCAATATAATGCACTATATTTTATACCAGAATCCACAGCATACAGCACACCATCTGCTGATTTAGCTTTAGCTTCTAGTAGCTCAAACCTTAGACTAAATCTAGAAAAAGCTGGACAGGCCCAGCAGTCGTTATTTGTTATCGGCAGAAGAAAAGCAGAACTATCACAACCCGTACAACTAGATAGGGGCGAGGATGTTGATGTCGATAATAAACTATTTCCTGGTGGAGTATCTGCCCCTCAAATCGTATTATCTACAATTCCTAAAAAGGATCTTGCTGGTCAAAATAGTTATTTGAGACCAAAGTATAAGTATAATTATGATGAGCTAGTTTCTCCATATATGGCTCCATATGACGAAGAATTAGTTGGTGCTCAATATGATGTCATAAGGCCGATGTCAGGAGGTACGGCAGCTCCTGTTCCCGGAGTCAGTATCAGTAGGACATATCAAAGCTGGTGGTATTATGATCCTTCTGATACTACAGGAGGACAAGGTTCCAAGCCAATTGATTTCAGATATTCTACTATTCAAAGAACTGTTCCGACAGCCTTTAATTTGAACAGAGAAGAAGTAGATTTTGTTATTTATGGTACAGGATCCAAGTATCCACAAGATAAAGTTTCTAAGTTCTTGTTTGGCGATGTTTCTCAGTATGTTTCGTGGAAGAAAACAGGACTAGGTAGAGAAGACTCCAACTTCCCGTTCTTAACAACTGTTCCAGCATTCTATTTTAATGCATCTAATGGATCGTTTATGATTCATACAGATAGACCGGCTTGGATTCCAACAAAAATAGCTGCTGATTGTGAACCTTGCGATCCAATACAAAGCGGTATAAATTTTGCTGATTTGACCGTAAGAGGATGGATAGGAGCCAGCGGTATTAGAATAGGTCAAGGTTTCCGCAGAGCTTACACTACCAACAATGAAGGGAAATTAGTAGAAGCTGTAGATAGTCAAGGCAAACCAATATATGAAACTACATCAGGCATGGTATTGATGTCCGATGCATACGGTTTTGCCACATGGACACCATTAGGTGGTACAGTAACAACAAATGATACATTATCATCCCAGTCAACATCTGATTCTACTGTTGTTCTAACGGAGGGGGTGCTCGACCCAATTAGTTCTGTTGGGAATCTAGGACTAGAAGGACTAGAGTCAGATAGCGCTAGACTATACAGAGACACGGTTAATGTTTCTAATGAAACTACCATAGCCAATCCGGTACTAAGATTACGTGGAGTAACTCGTAATAGCTTATTATTCGCAAAGAATCCTTTGCCTAATAGAACAGACAATTTCAGTAATGATTTCAATGAGTCATCTCTGCCAACCAATCCTAACGAAATGAATATTGATGGTACAGAGAACCTATTCTATTATGGATATACTAATGCCCTTGCGGGAATTGTAGATGTTAATCCAGAGTCTGGAACGACAGAAGTAGTCATTGATGGTGACGCTACTCGCAGATTCAATATCAATGATATAGTTCGTATTTACTATAAGTATGATACAACAGTTCAGAATCAAATTGTCCGCACGTCTACCATAGAAAGAGCAAGAGTCATAGGGCTTTATACTGTTGCATTGACTGAACCAATCAATGGTAGATATTCGAGAACTAGTGTCGTTTTAGATAAACTATTAACGAATGTCTCTGAAGCATCATATCTATTAGACTCTAGCAATGAATTACGTAATGTTGCCATAATTTCTCAGAGTATCGGTGGATATTTGACATTTAACTTCCCCGGTACAAATCCTGATATTGTTATTAGCAATAGAGAATTTATTGATACAACATTTAATGCAAATGGTAAATTTACTAATTTTGCTATTAACGGAGCCAAGTCAGGTACTGCGGTGCCAACTTTATTATACGCAGATACAACAACTAATAGTATACAGATTAACAGCAACAAGCCTTTCATATATGGATATGAAACCAGAAGTATTAATAATATAGGCCCGTCTTTAGAAAAAAATATTAATAGTTCTTTATACTATAACTATAATGTTAATGGGCAATATCTAGACGGTTCATATGATGAAGAAGACAACACATTAACTGTTGCCGAAGACAATATAGACGTAGTTACTGGCGATGTGATAGAGATTATTTATGATAATAATCAGGATATCAAAGCTAGTGTGCAGACTATAGACGATAAAGTAATCACAATTTCTTTCAAAGCTATTAACCTTGGTATGATTGAAGATAAAATTGGGAACATAATAAGAAGCACAGGAGGAGTAATCAGTAATGGTAACTTCAAGTTTAGAGTTATTAAGAGACAGCTAGCTAAGAAAGTTGATGTTGTTGGAGGCGGTGTTGTAGTCACGGCAGAGGATAAAGTGCCGCTTTATGCAGATTTTTCGATTAGAGGTTTGACATATACTGATGGCTTAATGTTGGGAGAAAAAGACCAAAATAATAATGTTATCATTAAAAATCAATCATTGTTATACAGCGATAATGGACTGGTCTCTGGCAGTAATCTTGGCTATGTAGACGTAGTAGCATTAAATAATAATAATAGCGTTACTAAACATTTAGTCTTTAATAATGATATGCCTCGTCCGTTATCTCTGGTTAAATACAGAGATAAGCCAGAGCTACCGATTAGCGCCTCTAATCCAGAAAAATTGCAGCCAATCTTTGCAAACTTTAGTATGTATGGAACTGTTTATGCTCAACAAATGCATGTTGACACATTGAATAGATTTAATAGTATTGATGGAGGAGTAGTTCAGTTTAGGGGCTCGTGCAATAGTAACACTAACGTATGTGTTGAACCACAACCCACCCCTGGACAATAATTAGGTGATATTATGCCATTTACAAAATATACAAATATAGTTCCCAAGTTCGACAACAGCAACCCTACTCAACCACAGCCACCTACTGCACCACCGCTACCGGACTATGTTCCTGTAGCACAAGGATTTGTCCCATTTGCCAATAGAATTATCTTAAAGAGAGACGAAACCACCCTCAATCATCCATGTCCAGATGATCTTGCCGTTGGAGAATTGGTTCTTAATGCTATGACCGGCAATTTATATACCAAGTTAGTTTCTGGTCAAGTTGTATATTATCCTGGGACTATGGTCTGCGTAGGCAAGCCAGCACCATCTACATTTGCGGCAGTTATTTCTGTACCAGAAACATATCCAGACAAGATATTCTCCTCGTCGTTATTTGGCATTACTTTGTCAACTAATAAAGAAAACGAATTAAGATTTAATCCTTTGACAACTATAAATCAAGGATTTCCTATCTCTTTCTCATTCTCTTATGCGCCATCGCCAAACACAACGTTTACAGAAATAGCAAGAGTTACTATCGTAGGAGATTATATGGACAGTAATTTCGAATTTATTCTCAAAGACTCTACGGGCTTCAAAGCGCTAGTTGGAAACTTCAAGGCTGGATTATACAATAATCAATCATTAGGTCTCCTTAAAATAGAAGCTGCATAATATGTTACAAACACACTATATTAGTAAACCAAGATTAATTACAAAATATAAAGGTTCAGAGCCATTTAGACTATCTGCGGATTATACATATGATAAAAATATTGATTTAGTAGCTGGTAATTTTGCTACTTTTGTAACGAATGATTTGGTTCTTTTAAACAATCAAACCGATGTGAAAGAAAACGGCTTATATTTATTTAATGGAACTAATTTAGTTAGATATCAATCAGCCTTTTTAAATGCAGTAGATAAGATTTATGCCATAGATGATAAAGATGGAGAAGTATCATATCGAGGCTTTTTTGGGCCAGGTAATTCATTAAATCAACTACATAGCATCATGCCGGGACAAGGAGTTATAATTGTTTGTAAAACACAAGCACAATTACCATTAGTCTGGTATACATACAATGATGATGTGTTACCGTCTATTGTTGTAGACCGCAATATTACTAAACATAATTTTATTAATCTTGGATTGACAGTAGAAGATGCGGATCATAATGAACCAGCATATTCTTTAAATCTAAATTCTAAAACATATCAACCTGTGGTCTTGACTTCAAGACTTGGAGCATCGTCAGACCCTAAAGATTATATCTTGGAGCTTGATATAATAGGCTGCCCAGATCCAGAATACGTAGATGTTGCTGCAAAAATCAATCTTATTAAGTCTGACTTTGCTTCTCCTCCAAAAACTATTGGTGGGCCATCTCAGTTTCAATTATCATCATCAACAGTAGCTTCTAATAAGTTTGGAGGATTGCGCGAGGGCTCTATAGTTTGGATTGTCAATTCTGAATATACAATTGATGATCTATATGTATACAATGGATATCTTGGTTTGGATAAATTACACAAATCAGAATATTCAATCAAAAATAAAAAGTATGTTATTGAAACCAAAAAACAAACTGTCGCCAGCTTGCCAGATTCATCATATATTAATCATATTATTAACATTACTTATAATGGACATTATGATATATTCTTTAAACTAACAGATGCTACTACAGGAGTAGTAGTTTCTGAAGATAATTATTGTTTCAATCTCACTAAAGTTATTAATATGCCTCAACCAACCCCCACTGTCACTCCGACTCCCGCAATTCATAGCGTTGCATTTGATGATGGTAATTATCTCAAAGTAGACGAATGTGAAGGATGTGTTAAGAGATATCTATCGGTCACAGCATCATCATTATTGCTGGATGGTGACTATTATTATGAATTTGGATTATTTGATAAAGGAGAACTATCTCCTAGAGATACAGATGGTCAAAATGATCAATTTTTTGAACCACAAGTTGGATACTTGTCAACTGGTAAATTTACACAAAAATTTGGAACATATTTTTCCACAGAGCACAAAGTACGCTCTACTGTGTATGTTAAACTAACAAATTTGAATACTAATATTTCATCTATAGCTTATATTACATTAAGTATTTGTGATGAAAATTACTGTGAACCCGATCCCACGCCAACACCAACACCAACAAACGCAAGAATTACGTATCCTAAACGAACACCTACTCCAACAGCTTCTCCCATCTAATGGGGTATACTAATTGTAGTTGCACAAATTTTTTAATATAGGCCATATTATAATGCTAACCGAAGAAATCATATCAAAAAGCATACAAATTGTTGAATATACTGGTGAAGATAGGCCATTAAAATTTTCCTATATTCTTGATGCTTCGTCTACTCCTCGTGGCCTAACTGATTTTGTCATAAAAGATGTTGGAGTTCCTTTATCTGATAATAATCTAAAAATTACATTAGGAACAGTAGAGTATAGCGAAGCCCCTTCAGTAACTATAACTGGAGGGGGCGGCAAAGGAGCCACAGCAACTGTAACTTTAAATAGCGATCCTAAAACTATTCAATCTATTAAAATAACCAACGAGGGCGCTGGATATACTTCGGCACCAGTAATAACTTTATCCGGAGGTAAAGTTTCCAAAGAAGGTACAGAAACTAAAATAGAAGTAGTATTTCCTAAACCAAATATATTTGTTGAGCCTATATCGGTATTGCCTAATAATGTCTATGTATGGATTGATGGTAAAGGAGCCTATATTACTCAAAATGATGAATGGATATTTTTAGAAGACCTAACCAACCTATTTACTAAAATAGATAAAATTTATACAACAACTAGTAATGGCGCATACATCTCTAATAGACACGTTCGCATAAACGATGTTCTGAATCAAATTTCTTATTTGAAAAGAGAAGAGGGATATATTGTTATTCCCAGACAAGACCAAACCCTTCCTTTTGTATGGTATTCTACAGGAAGCACTCCTACATCAACTAAATTCGAAAGAATAGCATTTGATATTGAACAATGTTTTAATATCAACAAGCAGGAAGTAAATTTTATAGACAATAATGTTAAGGCCATAAGACTAGATCAAAAACCCGGCACATGCAAAGAAGACTATACAGCTATAGTTTCCGTGGTTATAAACCTCACAAATCTTAAAAAAAATACAGACTACCACGTTCATTTAGATTCTGAAGATACAAATGTTATATTTGTAAATCAAGACTTCTATTTAAATAAAAATCAACTGCCTAATCGTTCAATTTATGCTAAGGTAAAATTTGTTAATAATACAAATAATAATATTTTTACAATAGTATCTTCATTAAATATTGGTGCTACAAATATTGATAAAGATATTTTAAGCATATATGTTGATTGTGACTCGCCTCCTCAGTCCCCTACATTTAGGCTATCACAACCTATAGTTAGATCGGTGGAGTAAATATAATGAAAATTAATGCTACTTATACATTATCTCAGGGAACAAGCGTAGACCCAGCATATCTTGCTCCATCTTTTGAGTTATTGTCTGATAATTCTAGTGTGTTAACTAGTACAACTAAGATTTTTAGCGGAACAACCAATGCTGTTTTTAATGGATCTTCAAGAACATATACAGCAACAGCAGACACCGGCATAATTATGGACTTAGGATCACTTAAAACTGTTCAAACTTTAAGAATTAAAGGCCAAACAGCATTAGAATATCCTGGTGGTATAATTTCTCTAGCTGGAACCAACTCCATATTTGCTTCTGTTAGAATATATAATTTCTCAACATCAGAATCTCCAGATCCTACTTATTTAGCTGTTAATGGAACACTACCAACCAAATTGATTGCAGGAGATAGTGGATTTTATAGCTCATCTGGAGAGCTAGAATATTTGATTTCAAAACCAAATAATAATTGCGGGGATAGTTTTCCATCATTGATTCCGTCAGATAATCCTAAATTTTTAGGTTACTCTCCTACTGCAAGATACAAAATACAGTATAGTATAACCGGTGGTGGTTTTCTAGATTTTCAAGACAATATTATAGATACTCCACTATCTAAAAATCTTGACCTAAGCATTACAATGCCTTCTAGTATAGGACAAATACGTTACATTAAATTAAGCTTAATTGGAACAACTTCGCAACCACAAAGACAACATGATATAGCTTACAAAGCAACATCTCCAAGAAATAGAGCTATGTACATTTTGTATGGAGATCCAGCTACTAATAATTTTGGCTCCACAGCCCTAAAAACAGCGGTCGCGACGACCACCTACCCACCATATGTAAAGACTTCATTTGGAAATTCACGACTCATTAGTTATATAGGAGTAAAGCCAGGAAACAACACCTCTATTCTAACAAGCTCTTATGCACAATATACTGTTGATCCAACCGCCCAAAACTGGATAACTCTTCCAACATTAACTCTGATTGATACTCTTGCAAACACTGGCAGCGATAGTATTGATGGTACTAGAATATACCAACTATCTACGCCAGTAACTGCCGGACAGATAAGATTAGGAGTTTATAGCGGAGCATCTGCTGGAGGAGGATACTATGGATACTATTACAGTCTATGGGGAGGAGTTAAGGGCTGCTTATCATTATTCTTAGAGGGAAACATTACTAGTACTGGTAATAATATTCTAAATTCTACAATGTCTCTTTCTGAATTTTATGCTGATGATGGTTTAGCTCCAACAGCGGTCAACTGGACCAATGGTACGGTAGATATTTCTCTGCCAGTGTCTGGCACAACAGTCTCTATCAACGAGCCCTGGACAATTACTAATGGTACAGGATCTTATAAATGGCAAAAACAAGAAGCCGGTTCTTCTATATGGACAGACATTAATGGAGCTACAGGAACAAGCAGTCCCGCTTCATTGAATCTTACTAATATAACCTTTGCAGATAATGGCGATAAATATAGGGCTGTGATAACTGATTCAACAGGAGCCGTAACATCTAGCAGTAGAGAAATAACGCTATCTATAGGCGCTCCAGTTATTACAATAACAGGAGGTTCTGCAAATGATATTGTATATCAAACAGGAAATAGCGCTCCCACTTTGTTTGTTACTGCTAATGTAACTCCTTCTCAAGCATTAAATTATCAATGGCAAATTAAAACTCCATCTTCAGGAACATATGTTGATATACCAAGCTCATCATCTAGCTCTTTGTCATTGACCGGATTGACATTGGAAAACAATGGAAACATGTACAAAGTTATAATATCTAGTGCTAATGCTACTAGTATTTTTCGTGAGTACTCATTAACGGTTGCTGCGCCCCAACCTTTCATAGAAGTAGAATCATTTGTTGATGGTACTCCATCTGTTTTATTATCGAATGAAATTAACGAAGGTCAAACTTTAACGCTAAATCTTACAGCTCGTAATTTTACTAGCTCAGCAATATATTGGAAAATTGCTACTAATCCTAGACTTAATGACGGAACCAATGCTACTGGATCTATTGCTACGGCTCAGGATACTGATTTAAAAATAATTGGAGGAAAGATTAATTTAACGTCTTCTACTGGTTCTTTAGAATTAAAGATATCTTCTGATCAGATAACAGAAGGTAGCGAATTATTGCAAATAGAATTTTTCTCTGATTCAGCATATCAAAGTCTAATATCAAGATCAGAAATTTTCACAATCAAAGATACAAGCACAGGATCTCAACCACTACCAACACCAACCCCTAGTTCTCCTCCTGTTGGATTAGACAGATGTTTTGAGGTAGGCTTTAAGGACTTAATCACAAGAACTCCTACTGGCACACCAACTAGAACTCCAACTAGTACAATAACCACTACCCCAACAACTACAACTACTCGTACAGCTACTCCAACACAAACCCCAACTAGTACCACCACGGCTCAGATGACTCCTACTCCAACCAATAGGCCCACAGATACCCCTAGGAGTAGTCCAACACCAACACCCACTCCTAGTCCAACGAAGCCAATTATAGACTGCTGGCAGCCAGAAGTTATTCCCACATGCCCTGACTGTATGACTCCGTTATTGGCTGGCAAAAAAATAGTCAGCATTGGACCAGGACAGGAATGTTGGCAGTGGATATATGAGTGTGTTTATATTCCGGATTGTGGTCAAAATCCAACACCCTGATTGGGGTATTATTAGATAACAGCATAGGATTCTAAAAAATGCAAGAAATTACTGTAAACAAATGCGAGTGTCCATTTGAAGTTTCAGCCATAATAGATTTGGTTGATCTTGTTCCTGGCACAACCTACAAATATAAACTCAGCCTAATGAATGCTGGGAAGGCCATATTCCATCCATCTCAAGGAGAATTTAAAGCCGACGGCACTTCTGAAACGCTCAATATAATTGTACATTTAAGGGACAATCCAAATAACCATTATCTTATTAACTTAGAATTTTATGGAATATCTTCTGACGGTCCATATAGCGAATTGACAACTACTAAGTTAAGAAGACAAATTATTTGCGTTAAAAATACATCATGTTCTAGTTTACAGTGTACTGCTACTCCAACTCCAACAGTTACTCCTACTCCTCGTAATATTGATAGACATCGTAATATAGTCAACTATACTATAGTTTCTAGGGACGAAGAAACATTCGGTACATATAGGACAACTATTACTGTTGCTGACTGGGTAGAATTTTTAAATAGCGTAGCACAATACGATGATCCACATATGTTGTGGAAACCACAAATGGAAAAAGATAAAGCTTGTGGAATTAATAAAGATTACGACGGTTTCTTTTATGTATATAGCGTAGATGGATGTGTTGTTGGTGCTACTTCTTGTTTTCCTAATCAACCAGAACATCTTAGTAGAACCATCAGCTATGTAAGCTGGAGTGATATAGCTCGCTATGTAAATTGGATTGCCAATGGAAAGCCAAAAGGACGTCAAGGGCCATCCACAACAGAAGATGGTTCATATCCATTATTTGGTAACAATTATCCGGCTCCCGGTATAGATCATTATCCTAATGCTCGCTTCTGGTTCGATGCCGGTATTCCCGCCACTCCGACCGTAACGCCCACCAACACTCAGACTCCATCAAACAGCGGACCTCCGCTACCAGCTGGTATTAATATTACAAGTCAACCAGTATCAGACATCTTCACTGCTATAGGTATTAATCGAACAATCAGTGTTACCGCCGTAGCAGTACCATCATCTATAACTTTATTGTATCAATGGCAAAAAAGCACCGATAGTGGTAGTAATTGGAACGATATCTCTGGTGCTGTAACCTCATCTTATACCATTACAAACCCCCAGCTATCTGATAACGGAGCTTTTTATAGAGTTCGTATTAGTGGAGTAGCCTCTGGTGGAGGATCAACTCCGACCCCGGTTAACAGTAGTAATTCTGTATTGTCTGTTACAACAGCCCAGATAACAATCACTAGCGATCCGGAAAATTTGACTACATCAGGAACATCAGGAGCATTTAGTGTAGAAGCAAATGTATCTCCAGATTATTGCACGTTATCTTATCAATGGCAGAAAAGTACTAATAGCGGAACAACTTATAGCAATATATCCGGAGCTAATAGTAGTACGCTAAACTTGAGTAATTTAACAGTAGCAGATAGTGGTAGTATGTATCGTGTAATAGTCTCTGGAAATGGCGGAGCTACTAGCCAAACCACTACCGCTGGAACACTCATTGTCACGGCTCCACAAATTGTTATTTCCTTGCAACCACAGAACGTCACATCATTCAATGCTAGTGCAACTTTTTATACATTAGCATCCATACCTTCTCTTGGTTCCACTCTATATAATTTAACATATACATGGCAAAGAAGTTCTGATGGCGGAGCTACTTTCACTAATATTCCCGGAGTTGGTAGCTCTACCACATTAACTATTACTAATTTGACCAGATCATCTGATAATGATCAATATAGAGTAGTTGTTTCGTCCAATACAGCAGCAAATCCTGTAACGAGTAACGCCGCCACACTAAATGTGGCCGATACTTTTGGTGGTTTATTGTTATGGGGTTCTAATAATAACGATCAATTAAGCTATACTGGCTCTTCAAATCTTCCTAGATTCGGAAACAATCCATCAAATATTTACAGAAGTGCTTCATTAGGACAAAACCATACGATATTAATTAATGCTAGTGGCATACTTAATTCTTTTGGCATTAATACCCAGGGTCAAGCTTCTGCTAACAATATTTTAAATGCAGTAAAAGCAGTAACTAAATATAATCATAATTTGTTTATTATATCTGATAGTAATGGCAATAGCTTATATGCGTGTGGTAACAATACTAATGGACAGTGTGGACTCGGAACATCGTCAACAGTCATTTCCTCATTGACTGCAATATCGGATACTAATGATTACAAAGATATAGCTGTTGGAGAAAATCACAGTTTAGCAGTTAGAACAGATGGAACCTTGGTTGCTTGCGGATTAAACTCTAATGGTCAATTAGGTACAGGCAATAATACTTCTCAAAATACTTTTGTTACGATAACCACAAACATTGTTAGTGTAGCATGTGGGCAGAATCATTCGGCCGCCATTGATAATAGTGGAACATTATATACATGGGGACAAAATACTGATGGGCAACTGGGCTTAGGAAACAACACAAATACATCGGCTCCAACTGCTGTAGCTGGTAGCGATTGGTCAAAAGTTGTCTGCGGAGCAGGTTTTACTGCCGCTTTAAAAACCAATGGATCACTATGGGTTTGGGGAAATAATGCCGTTGGTCAATTAGGAGATTCTACAACAACTTCTCGTAATAGTCCATATCAACTATCAGGAACATGGTTAGACATTAGTGCTGGTAACACGCACGTAATAGGCATTAAAATTGATGGTTCATTATGGGCATGGGGGAATAACTTACAAGGACAGCTAGGAAATGGAACAAATATTAACAGCTCAAGTCCTGTTCAAATTAGTGCAAATGGAGACACGTATTGGGAGTCTGTATATGCTGGAGGCAATAGTTCTGCTGCAATTAGGAGTGGTGCTATTCTAACAATTTCTGCAAATCCCCAAAGCGTTGAATCTTTAGCCGGAGCAGCTTCGTTCAGCGTTTCGGCTTCTGCCACGAACTATGCTCAAATAACTTATCAATGGCAAGTCTCAACCGACAGTGGCATAAATTGGTCCAATATCAATGGATCTACAAATAATATTTTATATTTATCAAACTTAAATACTACTTTTGATAGTTATAGATATCGTTGCATAGTCTCTGGATCGTATAACGCCTACCCCATAGTCACCGCAGCTGCTACATTAATAGATAAATCAGCAGCAGTCTTTTATAGAGGTACTCGTAGTAGTGTTTCATCAACTATACCAACCACGCCAGGAGCTATTTGGACTCAATGGAATGAGTTTAATTATGGCTCAGTCGGGACACTTAAAACAGGATCGGGTAATCAAAATACAAAAGTTACTCAGGCTGTCTATGTTGATCGTTTCTATACTGCATTTTTATTATCCAATGGCGTAGTAGTATGTTCATCAGCAAATACTTTTGGAGGATCGTCTATAATTAACAATCCTGCTGGTGAAACCATTGTAAAATTAATAGGTAATCCTGGATCGCCACAAACATCTGCCGGTGCAATAAGATATTTATTTGCCATATCTCAATCTGGTAAAATATATGGTATATCATCTAGTTCTATTTTGGGATCAACTACGACATGGAACAGAATAGGCACGTCTGTTAATCTTCAGGCTACATCAGTAGCAGGATGGGGATACGATTCTAATACATTATATACTTCTACTCTGTATATGATTTCAGCATCAGATAATACGTTATGGGCTTGGGGAGACAATAGATTAGTAACCGGTGCTGGATCGGCCGGTACTTTTACTTTCTCTACTGCTCCTGTTAGAGTTAGTACCGACTCTTGGCAATCAGTTGCCGGTAATGCTGGAGGTTTCTATGGAATAAAGAGCGACGGAGGATTATATCGTTTATCTGGCTATTGGGGAGGAGGCAATGTTTGGGTTGGAGGTACCATCAAAGTAAATACGGGCACATTGACTCTAAGCGGATCATCTGTTGCTCCTGTACTAATTGATAATAGTACGGCATATTCTAAGCTATCAGCAAGTAGTAGTGTGCTTATAGCTTATGATGTTAATAATAAATTACACATGAATCCTTTTATAGACACAGCTCAAAATCTACCAACCAATTGGACTGGCGTAGAGGACATACTATTAGGTACTGGAGGATCAGGCAATGCTGGAAATGGCCCCGTTATAATAGGTACTGTCCCAAGCAGTGTGCCGACTAATGTTGCTATAGCAACAACATTAAATTCAACAAATATCTCGTATTATGAATATGGATCGACAATAGCAGCATTGTATACTAGCACCAGTACAGGTTGGGGAACAGGAACCACTCCTAACAGTGCCGTAAGGTCGCGTTTCAAAGCTGTTGTACCAGATATAACAGCTGGGTATTTTATAGTTTTAAAGGATGAATAATGAGAATAGCAACAAATTACAATGAATTAATTCAATATCCATTACAGATTTACAGAGTAAGTGGAAAATTTACTCTTAGGAATCCAGATACTGGAACAACTGCTTCTCAGTCATTGGGCACCGCATTAGTTGGTACCGTTACAGATACTCATGACAATTATACTTATTCATATGAAAATATTATTTCACTAGCTATTAATACTACTCCAGCTAATAGTCAACTTATTTATGCTGAATTAGAACTAGTCATGCTGGATGCCAATAATAGAGTTGTAGCTTATTTAACTACAAATAATAATGGCACAAATAATCCCAATATTACCGGCTTGGGCTATAGAGCCACTATTACTTTTGGTTATCTCCCTCAATTAGATAGCAACTATGCTCCTAGTTCTTATTGGGTTATGGGACAAACCAATAACACTAATCCTTTTAATAATATACAACCATATTCATATATTAGCCAGTCTGTTTTGATAACCCCAACACCAACGGCCACACAAACACCGACACAGACTCCAACATTAACTCAGACTACAACGCAAACATTAAGTGCTACTCCAACACAAACTCCTACTAGAACACCTAATCCTACACGCACTCCTACTACTACGCCAACATACTCTAGTACTCCTACAAGAACACCAACTAGCACACAAACACAAACCCCAACAAATACTAGGACCCCAACTAGTACATTGACATTAACCGCTACAAATACGCAAACTCCTACTCCAACACAAACTTCAACTATTACTGTTACTCCAACCAAAACTAGCACTCCCACCCCAACATCTACAGTTACATTAACTCCGAGCCTAACTTCAACAGTAACGCCCACACCAAGCATAACTGCTACACTTACTCCAACCCAAACAAGAACACCTACAGTAACCCCAACTCCTACAGCATTAGTATCTAATACATTAGTGTGGGGTGATAATTCTTATGGTCAATTGGGTATGAGTCATTTATTGAATGAAAGATTTTTAGATCCACCGCGTCTTGCAGCACAAACTAATGAAAAATTAGTCAATTATCAAAATATTCTTTACTATAGAGATCACAATACCAATAACACTGTTGAATTTGATAGCGTAGCTGCTGGTTCTAATTTTACAGTTGCTATTGATACTAGCGGATCATTACATGCCATAGGCGTTAATGCCTGGGGACAATTGGGTATTGGTAATTTTGAAAGTAAGTCTATGTTCACTAGAGTCTCCGGAGTGGCCGGAGTAACATTCGAACAGGTTAGTCTAGGAGCCATGCACGGTATAGCTCTTGATTCTAACGGAGACATTTGGACATGGGGTAGAAACTCTGATGGACAATTAGGTAATCATTACTTAGAGCGTCCTATCTATAGCATTGGTACTTTTTCTAGTGATTTGGACCTATATGATATCATTGTTCCTGGTGACGTTAGAAGTGAATTCTCCGTTAATGATGAAATTTTTATTGATTATTATGATGGAAATATTCATAAGAGAAGTGTTGCGAAAGTATGGATCAATGCTCCCTCTTTAACTGCTTTTAATTCTACTACCATCAGAATACAATGGGAAGATTATGAGCCAATTGATTTTGATGTTGTTGCTACTGTAGTTTCAAAGACCAAAATTGACACAGACCCTGGTTTATTAGCTAATCCAACTCCTAAAAAGATCAAGGCATATAAGGAATATAGATATTGTGTAGACAATAATGATGTATTCTTAGCAACTCCAACTCCGACCCCCACTATTAGTTTTACTCCTAGTACAACTACAACCTTAACAACTACTCAAACAGCGACTCCGACTACAACTACAACATTAACGGCCACACAAACATCAACTACAACACTCACATCAACACCGACAGTGAGTATAACTGCTTCACCATCAGCTTCTCCAAATCAAACCCCAACACCAACTGCTACACCTACTCCAACGCGTACATTAACGGCTACTCCAACATCGACCGTAACTGTAACGGCTACTCGTACACAAACTCCTACGAATAGTCCTACTCCTTCGACTACAGTTAGCGTTACTCCTACTCGTTCTGTTACTCCAACACAGACCAATACCGGCACCGCTACTCCTACTGTAACTCCAACTAAAGCAGCATTTTCTGTAATTACAATCTATGGAGATATTAGTTCTATTTTGACTAATACTAATAAAAATCAAGTAATGCTTGATGCATATACTGAAAATTCTAGTCCAGCATTATTACACAAAGTTAAGGTATTAAATGTTGAATGGATACCAAGCAATGGCGTTACTAAGTTGCGTATAGATCATGAAAATATTAATTCTATTGATATAAATAGCATCAAATATGTATCTATTATTAGATTCTTAGATACAGAATGGTCTACTAATGATAATAATTATGAATATGAGCAGTTTAGTAGGGTATATGGTGGTGAATCTCATTCAATGGCTCTAGATACTAATGGCAGACTTTTTGTATGCGGAAGTAACAAGTACGGACAATTAGGATTAGGTATCATTCAAAAGGTTAATAATAATAAAGAGCCTGTGATAGTTAATAATAAGCCAACAGTTTTAATTGGTCTGACTACCAAAATGAGATTAGTTAATCCTCCTCCTGGTCGCGGGTATTGCTATAATAGAGGTTTCGCATGGAAGAAAATTTCATTGGGCAGATTCCATACTCTTGGTTTAGACGAGATGGGTCAAATGTGGGTTTGGGGAGATAATGACTTTAAACAACTTGGATTAGGAGAAAGTTCGACCCTATTGTACAAAGCAGTTGTTGTACAAGAAAGCTATCCGTCTGTAGGAAGCATTGCAGAAAAAGATCTTCCTAATAGGTCGAGCGTTATTATTCCATATGCTCCACTACCATTAAAAATGTATGTATTACAAGATAACTATTCTGATATACAGAACAGATCTGTAGAAACAGACGTTTGGTTAGATATAGCAGCTGGGGCATATCATAATTTAGCCATCAAGAAAGAATTTAGTAGTATAGAAACTTATGGCTCTCTATGGGCCTGGGGAGATAATAGTTTCGGACAATTGGCTAGAGTTAATACTTCTCCAAAAACCGTTGATGCCGATCCTAACGAAATAGACATTAATGAAGTAGACTTTGGTTTCGTCAATAATGATAATAGTCGTAATTACTGGAAACGAGTTTATGCTGGCAGAATAACATCATTTGCCATAAAGTCAACAGATAATAAAATGTATTCTTGGGGTGAAAGTAATCTTGGTCAAACTGGCAATATTACCAATAGAGATGCTTTATCTAGTTCTATTCGTAATATACCATCTGTTATTAATCTACCCATTGTTCCTTTTGAAATGCCAATTAGTGCAAATGGACCATGGGGATCTATCAATATAAGTAATGATATTAGTGTAATAGATAATATAGGAATAGGACATCTGGCTAATCATATACTAATTGTACCAAACAGAATATTCACATAATGTGATTTTTCGCTAAGGATTTAATTTATGGGAGCAAAGATATGGTATGATGGGATAGACCTAAATAAATTTGGTCCAACCCCATTCATTAATCTGAGTAAAACTACCAATAGAGATAGTGCTAATGTACATATCTTATCTGAAACTATTAATATTACACTAGAAGGAAAAATCACAGCATATAAAAAAGGAGTAAGTGAACAAGCTCATAAACCCGGATTAGATCGTCTTTTAGAAGATGAAAAACAATTACGACATCTTTTTAGTAGAGATGGCCTACTAACCGTCACATGTTCTGCTAATAATAGCCAAGCTCTAGCCAATGGTGTTTCGAATGGCAAGTTTGGATTCTGGTGGGATGATACTATTCAGACACCAAATGGGTTAGGTAAAGGTTTTATGTGCAAGGTGATGAGTTATAACATATCTAAAACAGAAGACAATTGGGTTCAAACAATAGACTATACTGTGGAACTACAATGCAATCATTCAAAGAATGCTACCTTACCACATGCTCATTCTTATACCATTAGTAGCTACACAGATGAGTGGACTATAGAGCCAGTAGAAGATGCGGCATATTATCATTTAAATGTATTGAATAATAATCCTAACGCAACAGTCCAAGACTGGCCAGCCGGACTAAATAAGTTAGATAATTTAATACAATTCAGAATCACTCACAGAGTAGGAGCACAAGGACTATCTGCACCAACAGGACAATACAATGCTGGAGAAGCTGCTGGTCTTTCCCGTAACTTTAATGATTCTGCATGGTATAATGCTAAACGATTTGTTGAAGAACACATTAAGATGCCACACAATAATATTAATCATGTATTTTTAGCATATAATAATAATGGATTTGGCCAACATAGCTATGTTAATGAAAATAATGCTACTGGTAGTAAAACTCAAAACGAAGAAATTTATTTGTATAATCATGTAAGAGCCACTAATGTTAGTGAGTCTAATGGTACTTTCGATATTACGGATACATGGTTAGCTCTTAGCAAGCCTACTCATTACTTAGAAGATTACAGCGTAGAGGTTACTCAAGACAATAACTTTAATGTTACCGTAAGGATTAATGGTACTGTACAAGGACTAGAAATCAAAAAAGCTGGATATACCGAAGGATCAGCATTAAAGCAGACCACTACACATAATGCCTATAATTCTTTACCGCCAGCTGGAGTGGGATTGGATAGAGGTAAATTAGATTTACAAAATATTAATGAAGGAGCTATTTATAGTGCTAAATATAATAATGCCTTAGAGGCTTGGAGAAATTTTGTTGAACCATTATTATATGCCAGAAGTAATAGTTTAGCTATGTATATGGTGCAGGGTCAGACAACTAAAATAAATGCTACTAATAATACTTTAGATAATACAAATGGAGAATTAAATAGATCAGTTTGGGGAGGAGTCATACCGCAAGTAAGTGATGGTGGAAATTTTCAGATAAGGTATCCTCAAACTAATTTTGGTACTTGTGATTATTTAGATAAAAGAGAAAACATTATTTTAGATACGCGATTTGTTAATAAAACTATAGGTAGCGATCCAACGCGTGGGACTATAACATATAGTTGTGAATTTAATAATCGCAGAGGAGCTAACCAGATAAAAGGAGCAACCATTTTATCATTAAACGTACAAGACTCTAAACCGGCCGATGTTATTGCTGAAATGTTTGTTATGGGAAGAAAACGTGGACCAATTTTACAAGATACTGGTAGCAAAACGGCTAAAACACGTCAGGTCAGCATAGAAATACAAACCACCATACCTCGTAATATGGGAGAATTTGATACAAGATACAATGCTTGTCCTATGTGGACAGGAGGTATAGTTTATAAAGACTTATTAAATATAATAGATATGCTTAGACCAGTATTGCCAGACACTTGGATTCCCACCAAACTTGCTGATCTAAGATCAAAAGATCCAAGCATAACTCTAATTAATGGTTCATATGCTGGTCAGGTGTATATTAAATCAGATGATGAAACCTGGAATCCCATAGAAGGACGTTTTTCTAAGACTATAACGTGGGTTTATGACGCTTAATTCAAGGACAAGACATGCCATATATTCCCCCAGAAGATCCAGCGTGTAGCCCTATTCCTTTAGGGGAAAAAAGAGACGCTACTAGTAATTTTCGTACAGTAACTAATTTTTCAGCTGCTGAGAATGCTCTTGTTGTTAGTCCAACTAGGACTCCAGCTCTGCCTGGACCTACTCCTACTCCCAATATTCCTCAGTTAGCAACAACATATAAGCGCAATCCTCCTGTGCCCAATGTTACTCCAACAGCTACTCAAACAGCTACGGCCGCAATGGGTATCAATCCTGCGACCGCCCCTAATTCTATATTAGCTCGTGGAGATATTGATACCGGAAAGGCTTTGCCAACTAATGTATTCGGCCCATTTCCTCAAACACTATTTTTAGGATGTAGTGTTGCTAATTTTAATGTTAGTTTAGGATGGGGTAATCAGCCTTCTCAACTGTCCGTAACCTTGGTGGAGGATACTACTCCTCATTATGTTATGAGCCATGATGGAGGAATCTATAAAAGCGCAGCAATGGGGCTTCAAAGCTCTTCTGATCATTACTATAACGTTTTAAAGCCATACAAAGATACTCAAGGTAATGTTAATGAAGATGCTAAGGCATATAAGACTAGAATACAACAATTTTTAGATTCTAATGGAAACGTTATTGTTCCTGGTAAATTATTTTATTACTATAATGTAACTACTGGTACTATACAACAAAAATATTGGCTTGGACCTGATCCTGGCTTTATAGGAGCAAAAAATAGTTTTAAATCTAGTGGTCGTACTAATGTCGGCACCGATCCTATCACTGGTAAACAAAATATAGAACTAGGCACACCAGTAGATATTATAGGTTGTCCCGTATTTTTCCAGTTTGATGATTTTACTTTTTGTGGAATACTCAAATCATGGAAATCTGTAAATTCTGGTACAGGAGGACGAACGTATCAAGTTGATATTGAAGGACCAAACGAAATTATTAATCAAGCACAATTAATTTTAAGTACCTATGCCGGTAGTGTTTTTTCTAAGAGTGATAATAGTGAGATATCTGGACCATCTAATGATGTTTGGTCTGAGAAAATCAATTTAACTAATGCATTTAAGGGGAATATTTTAAATGGAAATATTCCTAATATCATTAATGTATATGGATTTTTAGAAGCCATGGCTCCAGGGGGGTTTGGAGGAGCAAATATTAACGATAGTGGTATTCGTACTAATAGTATTATTTATGCTTTAAATTATTTATTAGGACTACCCGTAAACAATACAAGCAAACCCGGACAGACAACACGTAATATTTTTAGTACTTTTGGAGCTTTGGTTGGAAGATCTCCAATGACAGGAACACCCAAGTCACCAACCGCAGAATCCGCAGCCCCCACAAATACCAACATGGAAATTTACCATGCCACCAGTAGTAATGTACCCAAAGCATTTAATAAACAGGATAGCGTAACATATGGTGGTACAGGAGCAGCCCTATCTTTTCCGAATAGTAGACTTCAGCAGTCATCTGCAACAGGAAAACCCACCACCGGTACTGTTGGTACATTTTTAGAATTAGGAGACGATGGCAGTGTACACCGTAATAGTTTACCTACCGCAGATAGTGGACAACAATATAGTATTTTTGATTTTGGATTAATTCCTCCGGATGATGCTAGTCAGACCATAAGCGGCGGTGTTGGAACAAACACGGTGGTTGCTAACCAACAATACAAACAGCTATACTATATAGACTTAGGAGAGCTTCCTGTTGTACCAATGCAGTTAAGAACAGACTGTTCTCAAATTGTAATGGATTTTAATTCTTTTATAACAGAAGTTTGCGATAAATCCGGCGTAGATTTCTTTTGGGAAATGTTATATCTAAAAGTATATACTAATATGCCATCGATAAAGATTATTAAACTCAGAACAGTGTCTAGAAAAGTACAACCGTCTGATCGTAAGATATCAGATTATATTGCTACATTGAGAGAGCAGGGAGTAATGTTGAGTTCGGTAAGTTTAGGAAAAGAGTTTAACTCTGCGGCCAAGCCTCGCACAATGTTAATAGGGGCAAAACAACAAAGATTATTTCAAGCCAAAAATTATACGTTAGCATATAAAGCTAGTAATTATATTTATCATACTACCAGAAAAAAGTTTATCCACTATGATACTTTTAATGATTTAACATATAATGCATATAGAATTCCAGATCCTGGGTCTATAAGAGACTTATTGGCTATAGAAAGACAAACATCCGTTACATCACCAAATGAAATTAAAAAAGCTGATTTTTATGACATAGATACATCTTGGAACAAACACAGTAATAATGCTTTTCCTGCTAAGGGTAATTATCTTAAATCTGTATCATCGACAACCACAATAACTACTGGAGGAGATAGTCCCTTGGTTAAAGGGTCAAGTACTCCTAGCATCAAAAATTCTGATACTTTTATTAGAGACATTGGGAAGGTTTTATTTGACTGGGCATATACAAAGTTTTTAGATAAGTCATCAACCAATGCTAATCAAAGTCTAAATAGGGATTTGCATAAACAACAAAACTGGTGGATTAGTAGCCCGGCTAGTAATGATAGCGGAAGTAGTAGCGGAAGTAGTAGCGGAAGTAGTAGCGGAAGTAGTAGCGGAAGTAGTAGCGGAAGTAGTAGCAATAGTACAAGCAGCAGTGGAAGCAGCGGCAGTAGTGGGAGTGGAAGCGGTAGCGGAAGTAGTAGTGTAGGCAGCGGTGGTGGTGGATGGAGTAGTGGAGTCGGAAGCGTTAGCGTTAGGGGAGGGACAGGAAGTCCAGGATCAGCTCCTACAGAATCAACAGTACTGAGTAATTTTGCAGATGCTATAGCTGATATAGGGTATAATGTATTTAAGTATAATCCTAATACTCATTATTTTAAGAATAGGTTAAAGTATACATTCAATGATTTGGCTCAGTTTGGTTGGACAAGAGATGACGGAGCCAAGAGATTTATTCCTATTTTTTATCATAGTGTATGTCCATTTTTTGGTACGGTGGACTTTATAGACAAAACAAAAACTCAATATGCTACAGTAGACAAAACCAAAAAACCCAGACCAGTATGGTTTGATACTTGGCTTAATGGTTTAGCTATAGAATTTAATGTTAAAGAACTACCAATTACTAGATTAGAATTAGAAGGAATTTTTAATGGAGGTACTTTTATTGTTCACGAAACAGAGCTAAGAGCAGCATTGGTAGGATATGACTCGTGGATGGGGTATCTTAGTACAAGAATACATGATCCTCATATTAAACAAATGGTTAAAAATGCTGTTTGTGGAAATCGCGTTATAACACCATCTCCTCAACCTACTCCGCAGGCATCTAGGAGAGCAGGACCTACAGCTCCTAATTCTGCCGATGTTGGCGCTGTTGCTAATATGAATCCGGGACAAGGAGATAATAAACCACAACAAAAAGACACAAAATCTGATTGGCAAGTAACATCGGATAATGATTGGGATGCTTGCGCTATATTCTGCGCTTTATTTAAGATTGAGACAGGACTAAATCAGAAAACTAAAAGTGCTAACGCTGGCGCATCTACTCCTAAAAATCGTAATGCTGGTTTGCAAAGCGCTTTACAAGACGATCTCAAAACGCTACATGCCTTTTTCAGAAAAATTGCTGATGAATATTATGGTAAAAAATTTATGGTGAGATTGCCAATGATTTTATCATATAAAGATAGAGATGCTATGATAAATTTGGATCCTAGACCAACACCTACTCCAGCGCCTAATTCAGCTAATATAGGATCTACTACTGCTCCTTCATCCAGTAACCCATCTCAAGGATCTTCCAATAGTAGTACAACTGGAGGAACATCTAATCCTAATGCTGGTACTATTCCCACAGCAGGATTTACTTATATTAATATAGGCACATCGGACAATCCTAGATATTTAACAGAGGGGACTGGGAAAATATATTCTAATTATAGTATTAGCCCAGAAGGAGCTTGGGAAGAATATGGTAATAGTATTGATGATTGTATTATGGTTGGAGCATATACTGCGTCTCCTTTTACGGATGACAGCGGAAAAATTAAACCAATATTAGGATATCCAGCAGATGACAAATTTGATCACGAGGCGTATTTTTGCTGTGAATGGGTACGAGATAATGTTTGTAAGCTGGTTACTGGACCAAATGTATTTTACTATTATGATATTCTTAAAAGATCTAATGCATTATCTAATGCTAATAGATATACTGCGTTTACAGGTGGTACACGAAATGGCGGTGCCCCATGCAGCTAATAAGGAGGTACTGAAATGACAGCTCCGGTTTTACCAGATAATAGAGGACCGCAACCGGCTACACCGCCGGCCCCTACTCCTAGCTCTAATACTCCAGTAGCTGAAGATAGCGGCGCATCGTCAACACCAGTGAGCGACAACTCAACCGCTGCGAATACTCCGCCACCAGCAGACAGAAAAATAACAAGGGTAACCTGCAACCATCAAGAGTTTTGGTATCCTGCATTAAAATATCAATTTGGTCCAACCGAATCTATATTAATAGAATCTCCTGTACAAAACGCAGGGCATTTAGATGCTTTTGAAATAAACGTAGGAACAGAATATAATGGTACATCTGGTCAAAAAATTAACAGGCGTAGAAAATTATTTGTTGCTGCTGAAGTCGAAGAAGAAATGATTTTTTTGGATCCTGCTAATTTAGGAGATGCTAGAGCAATTTTAAGTATTAATAGTATGGTTGCTCTTAATGATTCTGCCGCTCTTGGTGGAGACTCCAATACAAGTCCGTCATCAAAAATGGTTCCTGTCGCCGCTGCCGAAGAATTTGCATTATTTACGAGACTAGGAGATTTTGGTACCAATACAGGAAAAGCATCTGGATTACTAGACATACTGATGAAATTAATGTCCCCTATACAAGAATCATTCTTGCAAGTGGGCAAACAGTATATGCAGAACAATAGCAATGGTACCGCAAGTTTAGGTGCAACAGCAAATATTTTTGATGATGGAGGAAGAATTACTCCTTCTGGTCCTCCAAAATCCTTAGCAGAACAGATTACAAAAAGTTTCCACACTTCTAAGAATTTGGCTTTATCTCCAAAGGCCGCGTTGCCTGGGTTTGCTGCTGTTCCGTTAGTTTCTAATCAGCATGTTTATGGTCCGTGGATTAACTATCCAGATAAACAAATGCAAACTATTTTTCCGTTTTTATTAAATGATACTAATCGTAAAGTAGCTATAGAAAACATGATAGGCTCTGTTCATCTTGAGGTGGATAACGATTTAGCTCCTTGGAATTATGGAGGTATGTACGCATTAGATCTTGCTGTCGAGCTTAAAATACAAGAAAAAGCAACATATCAACAATTCCTAGAAACAGGACAACTAAGTGTTCCAGGATATCCCGCATTTGCCTTAGGAGACGTTTTAACAGAAAGCACATCTAGTATTTTCAAATATCAACCAATACAAAATTCACTAGGCGGTGTTAATAGTATTACAATTAATCGTAATCCTGATTTTAGATCTCCATCTGCAAGTAATATTTCTAACATTCAAGTTACTGTTGGACAACAAACAGAGACAACCTATACATTTAGAACATATCAATCTAAACTATCTCTATTCAACAAAGAGAATTCGGATAGACTAAAGAAATTAGTTGGAGAATCAAGGAAAAGACAAAGAGAGCAACACCAGTTGAGCATAGCTCTTTATGATAGAATGAAGAAAAAGCAGGAGCAAACATTTAAAACTTCATTCAGAGATTATCTATATGACACATTAACTGGCGGTAATAGTCCAGTAGAGATTATGGTTGGGTCATTTAATGCATTCAGTAAAGAAATAGACGTAAGTAAGAATCCTGCACTATCGGGGATATCATTAAAAGATAGGACTATTGAAGCACATAGAGGACAGGTTGGTATTTTTGACTCTAAAGAAGTTTCTCGTGAGTTAAATACTGCGTATTCTTCTAAATCTATGATGAGTCTTGATGGTTTTTTCTCTCCAATATCATTTTATCCAACTCCTCATCAATCTACTGTTAGTTATGTAAAATATGACAGAAAATTTTGTCCTATTTGTAAAGGTGCTGGAGTATACGAAAAAGAAATTAGTCCAACTATGGGTTATCCAGAACAGAAGATTCAGGTAAGATGTGAATACTGTGAGGATAAAAGTAAAATACCTGATATGAAAAACTTTACCGTTACGGAAAGTTCACCTCCTTATATTTTAGCTTCTGGCTTGAGATTGGCAGTAAGAGAACCGACCGGTAATTCTACCAATACACAAAGTATTATATATGAATATGTAAGTGATAAAAATTTAATTAGTAATCCTAAAAAGTATTTAGAGGTTTTTGGTCGTAGAAGTATAAATCTTTTTAATCTTAATCCTATTATAGTAGCTTCTGGAGAATTCCGCAATATCAATGCATTAGATAATGATATGAGCGGACATGGTATCGAAGTTGTAGCTAGAGGTATGATAGCTCCTAAAAATGCTTTAGATGTTGTAGACAATATAGTTGCGGGAGAGGTGGTAGTTAATGGAACAAATAATAACGTACTATATAAATGGAATGACACTCAAGGTAAATTCGTTGCAGATTCGGCTGCATTTAGCGGTATAATGCTACCTAAAGATTACTTAGATATAGACTATGAATTCCGCAGAACTATCAAACAGGTTAGTCAAGTTCAGGACGATCAAGAGCCACAAATTACACTGATGAATCAAAGATTTATGGGTTTCAGAGGCCCTATGGTTATGCACGGTTGGGGATATGACACAGAGGGGTATCCTGTGCCAAATGCTTCTGGTGAGCCTAAAATGGTCGATAGTTTTGGGCGTCCTCATAGAACAAAAGATTTAAAAACATATGGATCATTCGATCCTAACAGTGCTGATTCTGGAGATATTATTATTGGGCGAAATCAGGTATGGGATGAAGAAAAATCAGAATGGTCTAAACCATATAAAGAAGCAGCATTTGCAGAAAAATGGGGTCAGGCACCAGAAAAGTGGCCTGTTGGCCCAGTCGATCTTCGTTGGGATGATAGTCGTAGGGTATGGGTTGCTCCTCAAGCCCCCAAGAATGTCTATGTAGTTCTTGAAGAAGACTTAGTGTTGGAGCGTAATTCTAGATCAACATATCCAGCAAGGGGCTTTTTAGATGATTTACAATTCTCTAAAGATCCATTACCAACAGGACTAAGGAGAGTAGTGTTCGTTAAAGATTACGGTGGTTATACAGCACCGCGTGGAGCTAAACTATATTGCAAATACAATGGAGATACCGGGTTTTATGAGCCTGTTGCAAAACAACAGATTATTACTTCTGGGGTCATTCAGCAAGGATTTAGTGCTACTATTTTCTCAACATACGCTGTCCCAAATAATACTAGAACGCAAGATGTAACTAAAATTAATGTTCAATTCGTTAACAATCTAAATTTAGAAGCTAAACCTAATCATAGAGCATTATTCATTTATATGGATGGCGCTTGGACGTTAATGGCTGTAGGCAAACCATGATAGAGAATATTGATTCTATTAGTTATGAAAATATAGAACTTTTAAATGATCAAGATTTTATTAGACAAGCCCATATTAGGATTGATAGAGATCTTGACAATATTAAATCTAAAGTTATTACTGCTATAGCCATTCAAACCAACAAAACTCAAAAATTAGAATTCAGAGATTTAGTGATTGATGAGTTAGAATCACTAATAGAAAAATTTCGCGCAGACCTTAAGCATGGTGTGGCCGTTTTATCTCACCTATCAGACATTACTAATAAGACCAATCTGGCTACTGCTATGCAATGGTATACTAATATAAATGAAAAGATTACTAATGAATTATATCAAGTATTAAATATTTTACTCAATAAAATAAGTACCTTAGAATAATGCCTACATCTCCAGTTATTTTTGAAGCTCAGGCTTTTGTAGCAACAGCGCAAGAGTTATTAGACATTGCGGCTCAAAATATATACAATACATATCCCCCATATAATTTAGATATATATAATACTTATATTCAACAAACCAGTATTCCTCCACCTCCACCATTTGTTCCTAGACCTATACCGCAGCCAATATCCTCAAGTCAGAGCATAAATACCTATGTTGCTAATGTTGAGAATCAAATAGAAGGAGATTTTTTATCTTTTAGCAATAACAATTGCGATATTTTTGCTACAGATTTAGAATATGACCTAGACATAAACAGTATACAAGATAGTCAAATTGTTTTAGATCCTGACCCTAGATGGGGACTAACTCCATTCAATGCAAACATTAGCGGTATTTGGAGGCCCTTCTTCTTGTATATTGATTCGCAAAATTCTAGCGTAAAAAATACCAGGTTAACAAGATCAGCATCTGCACAAGAAAATCCTTACGAGGCTGGTTTGGTATGGGAAAATTTTATAACTATCACTAATCCAACATTGAAAAACTGGACATTGAGTGGGGGTTCTCAATTTAGAGTCAATTGGAGAATACCCAAAGAGAATTTTTTAACTAACTCAGTTTTAGGGTTATTATTTTGGTATAGATATTACGATATGGGTAGAGAAAACAATATCAAGGCTACATTTGAGATTACAGAATACTCCGAGACTGTACAGAATACCGCTATATCGCCAGCTACATTGAATAATGTCAATTATGCTGGTCAGCATGAATATCACCAATACACAACAACATCTTCATCAAATAATATAGAAAGATATGGTTTGCATTCTGGTTTAAATGCAGGGGATAAAGTTATTATCAAAGAAAGTAATCAAGATGAGTATATTTATGAAGTAACCGACAACTATTGGATTAATTTAGGCAAAAAAAGATTTATGCCGGGGATAGATATGTATATCCCTGAGGATCAATTTAGTGTTTTCTTTGGTTCCTCATATGACAGAGAAGACTGGAATCAGAAAGGACAAAAACCAGAAGAGGTTGATGTATTTACGTATCCAAAGACATCTTTAGTTACTAAAGATATGGATAGATATTCCAATATTTTGAATAAATTATTAAACTTTGAAAATAATATTGGATTACAAAATTTATTCAATCAGTCTGGCTCCTCTGGAGATAGCACAGGAGGATCGTCAAACTCTGGAGATGATTCTGCATCTTTTGAGGCCGGTATTTATACAGACTCTCAGTTACAATTGGACTATTTAGCAATAAAAAACCTGGCTCGTTTTTTAACTACAGCGCCGGTAGCCGCTACAGAACATATTAGGGCTACAGACATTACGTTGGACAACTTAAATCTAAAGAACTTTAACAGTATATATAGCCTAAGAACAGATTTGGAAAATATTTTTGGATATAATCAAGTAGATGCTATCACGCAAGCCAAGGGAGACATTCCTTTACTTCCAGCAGCATCTAATACTCCCAGCATTATGACACAAACCTATACAGCAAATATTAAAGCTCAAAATGCCTTAACACATTCTTTTACTAATAATTTAGTCAATACTAAAAAAGATTTGCTGATGGCTTTATTTAAAACTAATAAGCAAAATAGGTATATAGAATTTCCAAAAGGAATGAAAACTAAATTAGTATCAAAATTTGCGGTCAAAGAACCACATATGAGAATATTATTAGATTTTCAAGACATGAAAGCCTTAGGAAGTAATAGCTCTGACATGCGTGGCTTGTGGTATAAACAAAGAATCAATGCGGCCGGCTTAGATCTTTTTACTCGACTTAAGTTTCCTGATGCTAGTGTCTTACAGCCTAACGAAAGAGAGGCCCTAGTACTAAAATATATAGATTCTCAAGGACAAGATAAAGGCAAGACAGAAATTAATATAGCTATGTCTCAAGACTTTGTGGATTCTTCCAACGATTATTATAATCAAGTAATTAATAGCGTTTATGAAAAATTCGGCATTGCTAAATTATTTCAACAAAAGTATAATTTAGAAAATAATATTTTAGCTGGAGATAATAATGGACAATATTATGATGTCTTGTTAACCAATAACAGAGGAGACAATCTAAAAGTTTATAAAAACACAACATACCAAGAAAATCAAACCTTTGATAATTCTGTAAGATTTTTTAAATCTTCTATAGACGAATATGCTTCTACTAATGATAAATTCGATAAAACAATGAGGTTAGTGGAACAAAGATTTAGCGATAGAATAAGTTCTCAGCAAGGAATCTTTCCCAATATTAAAGAATTGTACTTACATCGTATAGGCGGTTTTTATTTACCAACATCTTCTTTTCTTACAGTTGGTCGTAACAAATTTTTTAGAGCCCGTACAGCACCGGTAAATATGTCTAAGCAACAGTATTTTCTTGATACTGGAATACGTAATGATATGGCTATTAGGCCAGAAAATAGGCGCAATGTTACAATAGAATTTGATTGTGGTAGTTCAACAACAGTAGAACTATATGGTATTAATATTACCAAACTTAGAGACGATACATTAGAAAATGCTAATTGCCGACCTTTTCCTAATAAGATTCCGGTAGATGGAGATGAAGTTAGTGTTTACAGTGCGGTCGTAGGATACGACTTTAATGAGAGTTCTCATATACTAAGCACCCAATTTGCACCACCCATATTAGCTTATGGTGGACACAGAGCAGACGATATCTCTGCGTTAGGTTTAAAAATTCTTGATCATCCCTCCCCAATTGCTTCTGGGGAGAATGGACAATACACTGTTGCATCAGGAAATATTTTACCACAAGCAGCAAAGAGTTCTTTTTACTATAACCGTAATCAATCAGAATTAGATAGAGAGGCTTCTCAATTAGGATTAGGTACTCGTAGGGACAAGTCATTAGTCAAATGTTTTCTAACACCCACAGACTTTGCTAATGAAGTTACATTCAGAAAAGGATTTTTCCACCCCAATAAAGGATGGATAGATTATACCTTACTGCCATCAGAACTACAGCAAAAAACAGCAGTTAAAAGCATCTTAGATTCGCCATGTCGCCAATATATTGGAACAGGGGCTTTATTTAGAGAAGTAGAAATAACTAAAGCAGATGATCAATTAAAAGCTAGTTCTCCGATAAAAACAGGAAAAGATTATAGTATTATTATTAGAGATCCTATGGAAATTTATATGGATGGAGAAAGAGGTTTTCTCGCCTTTCCAAATATATTAACTGTTGATATAGATCCTAAAACCGATTTTATAACTCATATGGCTGTTACTCTTAAAAATCTAACCCATCCAGCACCTAAAGAATTAAAGGTGGCTCTCTTTGATTCTCTGGAGTATAGATGGATCGGATTCAACTGCGTCAAAGCAACTTTAGATAGGATGGCTGCGACATATAAAGGAGAGGATGAAAATTATGTTAAAAAAATTCAAAAACAAATAGCTCAAGAAAGAAACGCTTGGCTTGGACCTTGGAGTAATCAGCAACGAAGTAATCCAAGACACGTTATGTTTCATTCTAGTTTTTTAAATTATGGCAGTAATTTTAATGGAATATTTACGAATGCTTCTAGAAGAGTATCTAATTATGCATTTAGTAATGATTTTATACTACCGTCTCAATCGTTAGATTACTACATAGGGACTAGTGGTGTTTATGGGGGATTTTGGGATTATGATGGTCCAATTCCTACATCTAACAGTTCTTCTGACCCAGAATCTCTTCCTACACAACAAGAGCCATTTATCGGGGATCCATCTAATGAATTAGCATATAAATGGGGCATACAAATCTCTGATATGGGTGCCGAAGATGAAGGAGGAGCATGTTTTGATTTACAGGTATGCACAGGCTGTCCGGTCCCCGGATATACTCAATCTTACATTTATAACAGATTTTTGTATAATAATGATACGTTCGATATTGCATATCCTTCTGGATATAATTTTATTGCTAATTTTAGAAATAAACAACACTTATTGCCTCCAGTTAATCTAGATGCTCCTTATTCGACTATTAATCCTGAATATCCAAAACAGGATGTAGGAGTGAATTATCCTGTACAGTTAGGATGTATTGCTCAACCCGATCCTCCTAGGCCACGAGAAATGCCCGTGGAAGAACTCAAACCAGAACCTGTATTTTTACCACCTTTTCATCCTTCTATAGTTGGATTATTGACTTATATGGCAGCAGCAGAAACTTTGCAGGCTGCTGGCTATGGGTGGGATTTGGGTTTCCTTACTGGAGTATTTTTCCCTAGTCCATTCTATTTTGGAGCTACTCGCAGAGAAAAACTAAATAGATACATGGAAAACAAAGGATATCTTCAAATAGAAGGCTCTACAGAAGCAGCCAAACAATTAACTGGTTTCCAGGTCAAAAATATAGGTTTATATGACGATTCTCCTTTTGGACAAGCAGATAAAATTCAATTAGAGGTTAAACACCCTAATGGATTATGGTATAATGTAGAAGCAGATATATTTAAGTACTCATCATATTCTTCCCCAGTATTAGAGAATACCAAATTTAATTATCTAAAATATACCAAGTTCCACGAGTCTGGTGTTCCTCTAGATACCAAATATACAAAACCGCTCAACTATCCTGCTTTCGATTTTCATATTGACTCATTAAGAGACAATAGAACTTTGGTTATAGATGGAGTTAGGGCGTACTATTCTTTTATGAAGAATGAGCCAATAGAATTAAACTATAAAGTTATTGATACTACAATACGACAAGACGATGGAACAGGGCCATGTGTTCAGTGTTATGATTCGTACACTATATACTCACGCAAAATAACCAAAAAAATAAATAATATATACATAGAAGATGAGTCAAATCCATTCTACATTAAAACGGAATTAATGATACAAGATCCTTCGTCGATAGAAGCGAATCTAGGACCACCGGATAGTTTGTATCCGGATGACCAACTGGATGAAAATCCCAATCCAGATAGAATTAGATCTGCAAAAGTAGTGATAGAATTAGATTCGTCAATAGAATTCGCTTCGAATGAGAAATTTGTTGAGGGTGTTATCTATAAGGGAGAAGGATCGTCCTGCTCCTCATTCTTATTGTTTGATCCTATAATAACTGGGGGAAAGATATCTCCAACTGGTAATGTTAACTATAAAAGAGGCGCAGACGATACTGCGACTCCAAAAATGTATCCTGTATTATCCAGTATTTCTAATACATTTGATGTATTAAATTTTGGTAAATGGTCCAACGTTAGGGATCGCAATTTAGGAGCTTTTACTTCATCTTATCCTTTTGATCAATTATATGCAGAGGGCGGTCTTGGCTGGGGCACAAATTTAATTAAACCAGAGTCTATTCCGGTTATTGGAAATAAAGAAAAATATTTAACACTGTTAGATCTAGATTACCACATTACTAAAACTAATTATTGTGGTAATATTAAATTTACTAAATCCTACGACGAAGAAGATACACATATAGGTTATGTTAAGTTTAATCCTCGTTTAACATATAAAGATATGCCTAAGCATCCATATTCTTATAGTAAAGAAAACGAGTTTATCTCTTTTACTGGTTATCCAAGACCATTAGATATTATTCCTAATAGAATTTATGCTCATAATGTATTGAGTATATCTGAGCAAAACGCCAGTATATTAAATATGGATAGTAAAGAAATGCATAAAAAATATAGATATAATCCAGAAATCCTTGATTATTATCTACCATTTTATGATCTAACTTTAGATAATACAATATTAGACGAGGAGCTAACAAGCAGTACTCCTATTACTCCTGGCAGCTTATCGTCGGCAAGCGGCGTTATACAACTAGAGAATATTTTTACTAATAACAATAAAATTATATATGATAATAATTATTATTGGATTAGTGTTCCTATGAATGCTAGCGGAGTTATTAGCGGATCATCAAAGATTCCTGTTGCAGTGATACAAAGATGCTATCACTCAAAAGGAACATTCTCTTACTGTGCTAATATGTGCAATACTGAAGGTCGCGGTCCTGTATGGCCAAACATGGATAATACCAGTGGTTCATCTACTGAAAGTATATATAGATTGCCTAGTGAAAATGCTGCAAGAGCAGATGGTGTTGTGTATGAAGAAAGACAAACGTCTCAAACATATTATGTTGGTTGCGGTGAAATAAGAAATGATTCATTAGTGAGAATGGATGTTATACAGATTTACGAGGTTCCGGAGCAATCCAATACTTACGTACCAGTTTCTGAGCTGATGGCTTCTAATGAGATTACTGTAAGATTTAAATATTTGCCACGCAAGATTCCAACAGACTTTAAAGTTACATTAGGAAATAATATAGTTAATCAAAGTCAACTTTATTTATGGGAGTGTCACAAAACTAATCCATATAATGTATACAATACCAGCACTGTAACAAATACTCCTCCATTTTATCAAATATTAAATGAAATGATATTTAGAGCATGGTTTGGGGAAAGACAAAAAATAGCATTAGAAGACACTTATGACGAGAAATTATACATAACGCAAAATCATTACAAATGGGTACCATACGATTATGATGACACCGATAGATTTAGTAATGAAAGGAATCTATAATATATGAATGTTTATGATTTAATGTGTGAATTCATTAAAACAGAAAATTTTAGATATAAGTGTAGACTATGCGGAACAGTTGCGATGAGTTTTGATCCATTAGAATACCCATCTATAATATGTGCCACAAAAATTAAAATGTATCCACCAGAACAGCATGGAATAATATTTAAACCCATAGATCCTCAAATGGACCCATCCAACCAAATAAAAACGGATCAAGCGATAGACGAGATTAAAAAATGCTCCACAGAACAGATAGAGGAAAGATTTAGTATATGTTCAGGTTGCGAGTTTTATAAAGAAAGCACTTGTGAAAAGTGTGGATGTCATACTGTAAGAGATCAAATTTACATGAATAAACTAGCGTGGAAGGACCAAGAATGCCCGATAGGAAAATGGAAAAGATTAATTTAAAAGAACTTAGGATTCTGCTGTATCAATGCTGGCATCATCCAATAAGAGATAATTTGAGGATATAAAGAAAAAAGATAATTATATTCCCAATCGATAGGCGTAGCAAACTTATGCTCTATAAATTTGTTAGCTATAAATTTGGCAGTTTCGTTCTTTATTAAGATGCAATCAGCGTATCTGGATCGCTGAATGTTCACATATCTGCCCACAGGCTTTGGACAATCAACATAGTCGAACCCTGTAACATCTCTAAAAGTCGAGTCCAATGGTTTTTTCCCAGAAGATATCCAAACTATACCGGCATCATTTGGCAAAGCAGTTAGGTCACAAAGTTCATTTTCAAAAGATGATTTATTTGCTATATAAATATCATCTTCACATATAATGGACCATAAATTAGGATCAGAGTCAAAACCTATTTTCGTTAACGCTTCTAGATGATTCAGACAGACCGCTAAGGACCGATCAGTTATTTGTCCTTCACTATAATTCAGTCTTATGATCCTATCTATAGCATTAGTACTAAACATAGAACGATCATAATCTGTTAAGGTTTTATAATCGTATTTATATATGTAATTAATGTTATTGAAAAAAACAAAGCGAGTCAGAATTTCTAACTCGCCTTGCAGTTCGGCATATCTAACCGATTTATTATCGGAAATAATGCATAGCTGATCTAGTTTCACTTCTTTTTAGAATCCTTCTCTGGCTTATCATCCTTAGACCACTTATGCCATCCCTTATTAGGTAGATAGTTGCCATCGTCATCCTTGCGTTTGGGAAATAGAGTTCCTCCTTTTTTGTGTTGACCAAATGCTAATACAGCGCCACAATCAGCACACCTAAGTTCGAAATAATCATTTCCTTCCACATTTCGTACTATGAATCTTAAATTAGTACTACTACACAGTCCGCATTTTTCTTCACCGAAAATTTCCTGAATAGAGGCTAATTCTTTAAAAACCTCTTTTTGTCCAGCTCCTTCAACTTCAAACTCTAATTTATCGCCAACTTTATATCTTAATTTCATGATTCACCTTTCCATGTATCGGAGTAGCCTTTTAGTTCTGACGGGACGCTATCAAGATTTTGTTGCAATTTTGATAACTCTCTAATAATAGAGATCCCATGAGGATAGTCAATGTTCTTAATATTCTTCTCTTCTATCCCTAAACTAGCTAACACTTTCAATGGATTAATATCAATACGTTTAGCAATAACATCAATAAAATTGATCTGATTAGGAGTAATCTTAGAAACTGTATCTCCATTTGGATCGTCCTCAATAGATGATGATATTTCTTCAGCAGCAACAACTTTGCGTAATTTTAATGCTCTACGCAAGGCTCGTCCTTCGGCTCTGGTTTCCGCCACCGCAACCGGATGATTACGATATACCTTGTCACAATTTCCCCAATAAACGTCCGCAGCGCCATCTACAGACTGAATATTAAAACTATCCTGGTCTGTCTTGCCTGTATTTAAACGATAGGACAGCGAATGAACCACAGTGGCTCTTTTTTCGTTATCTGGACTAGGAGACTGAACAACAGTAGAAGTTGATGATATTAAATGGCAATTAAGAGCAATTTCAAAAATACGCCTTAATCCGTCAGTAGTGGGGTTGCCAGCAATTTTTTCATCATCGGATAATAAGGTCAAAACATAATCCGTCCATTCCAAATCATTTGGCTTGGGAATATTAACCTGAACATTTTCCGCAACCTGTTCTGCATTCATCTTGGCTTTTGCCATAAAATTCAATCTCCTATTTCTATAGTATTAACTGATTGTTTTTGACTAATGATTTCGTTAATTGTGTTGATAATAGCCCCAACCAAAACAGAAGCCCTTGCTTTAGAAAAGTCGTGCTTTTGTGTGACTCTAATTAATTTAATTCCTTTACCAACCAATAATCCGGTTTTTTTCGAATCATATTTTTGATTTCTCTTAAGAGCATCATCGCCCCACACTGGTTCAAAATGAGACGGCCCATCAACTTCTATAGCTATGTTATGAGCGGGAAGAAAAATGTCGATTTGCAATTTTGTATTTGATAACATCTGCTCTTTGTGAAAATCAACCTTGTATCCATTTGATAATAAGGCTTTTAGTATAAACTTTTCTAGCTTGGACCCTTCCTTGCTAGATTTCCTTACGGCATCTATTGCCTTCTTTTGCATCAATTCTTTTTGGTCTTCAGATAGATTTTCCCATTGTTCTTTAGCCTGCTCTACTCTTCTCTGTTTTTCTGATTTTGACATACTTTCCCAATTTTGCATAACACCCAAACCTATCTTTTGAATAGTCTCTTCGTCTCTTTGGGTTCCTTTTGTTGGATGTTTATGTTTTCCAGTTTTCAAAGCATTCTTTTGAGCATCACTCTTATCTCTCAGAGTAATATTAAATCTTTTTGCATCTCTACGAATTTTATTAGGATATGTATTTAGTTGCTCAGCAATATCACCCAAACTTAATTTTTGTTTAATATATAAATCTTTTATAACTTGTTGTTTTTGTTTATCCGATAATAATTTATAGTTTGATGTATTCATATATAGACTCTACGTTTGATAGTAATAATGATTTTTTCCAACAAATATCTAACAGAGGATGTAGTTCTGAGCATGTTGTACATAATAGGTCGTTGCTCTCAACATAAAGATTGTATAGCTCTTTATATTGTGACAATCTATCGTTTTGATAATTGTTCCTTGGGGCTTGTATTGCAGTAGACCATTCGTCAGTATTCGTTAGAAAGATCTTTTGTTTAGAGATGCACTCAGTTAAAAATACCATGTCTTTTAGAGTGAAGCATACAATCGGTCCTTTAAAGTATTTTGCTTCATTAATATGCAAAGTAGCAAAATTATTAAATGGAGACATATGAGTAAAATAATATGTATTAAACAAAATATGATCCATAAATGGGGCGGCCTTACTCAAACGATCAATGGTTTCCAAAACAAATTTGGATTGTTCTGTGTTTTCGATGCTGAGGGCTAAGAAGCCTAATGTTTTGTTCATAGTATATACTTTTCAATGAAATTTTTATATGAATTATTACGAATGTCTTGTATAGATAGAGATGGTTCTGGAATCTTACTTCTATCTTCCAGAATCTCCTTAGTGAGAGCTGTTTTTTTGATCCAATTATTAGATTCCATAGCAATGGCTTGTTTTTGTAATAATAGAGCATATGGCAAATAAATATTGTTAATGGCTATCAACAATTGACAATTATTAATAAGCTCTATGAAAGACAAATCATCAAGAAATCCCAAATTTTGAGGGTGGTTGATTTCATATCCATCAAACATTTTGATATTAAGATTAGAATTGGGATATATAATAGACTCTATCTCTTCTGGAATTTTATTCAAACTATATAAACTTGTTATGATGTCTATATTGGGTATGGTCTTTTTTCTATCAAGAATATTTAATAGATACTCACTATAATAGTGGTCTAATTTGATGCATGATTTTGGATTCTTTATTGTTGCAAAATCTTTTGCCCCAACTAAACACTTAACTCCCCTATCTGATGCGTCCTTGTATAGAGACTTATTAAGTTTATCAAAATATAAAAAAACATTATTTGGATAAGGCGTTTCTCTGATAAAGCCAATTGTTTCTGAATTAATTGTCGAAGCACAAAAAATATACTTGTGGTTCTCGTTTTCTTCATCAGAATAAAATTTATCAAATAATTCTCCAGGAATATAATTATCTACTGCCCCGTATGCGACAAGATCATACGCGATGTGTTGAGTAAACTTATTGGATAAAACAAATTCTAAAGTAAATTTCATGTTATTTATGATTAATGGTGATTAATGAATTATTGTATACGTAGGTATTTGTGGTAGGGTAAGACGACAAAGTGTTATTAATAGCCTCAAATAATAACATATTGTGATTGCTGTCTAGTACTCTTTGTAATATGTCTTTACAAGTTGGTTGCAATAAAAAAATTTCTGTCCATTTAGGTGTTAATTCGTAACACAGATATTCTACGTTTCCGTTATCATGTGTACATCCTATTTTAAAAAATTTGTTATTACAATTTTTAATGCAAAAAACGTGATTTGAATTATCTTTACAGTCTTGAAAAATGTTTTTTCTTAATACAATATAATTACTAATAATAATAGTTGGATAATTATTGTCAATTTTTTTAAGTGCCAAAGATATCGCATGGGCTTGACCTAGTTTGTCGTATTCGTTATTTTCAATAATGTTAACATCTTTATCGCATGATATTTTTTTCTTCAGTTTCTCTTTATCAAAGCCTAGCACAATATTAATTGATGAAATGTTTTTTATATGTTTTTTGATGCTTTGTAGTTGATGTCTGATCAAAGTGTCTGTCTGATTATCTATCTTAACAGGCATCAAGCTTTTAGATCCTATAGACTTCATTCCTTTTGTTATTTCATATGCTAATAGAATAACATTATATTGACTAGATATAGATGATGTTTTTTTCATTATCAATCATTTTTTTAATCAATGGTTCATAATTATTCTTATTCAATATCATATGTGTAGAAAATGGAACTACTAAACCGCTATATGGGTTGTCTTTATTTATTATGGCGTCTATATGTTTATCAGAATTTTTAAATATTAACGATAACTGATCAAAATAATTTGGTTTGCAATCCATGATATTATCATAGACAATGTAATGTGTAGTTTTATTTTTTCTAATATTGGTGTCTAATACGACATCTATGCTATCTATCAGAGTATAATTTTCTAATGTGATTTCGTGTAATTTCCAATCATATTTTTTATCTATGGTTTTAACATAGTCTAATAAATCTGAAAACTTATAATTGTATTCTGGTTTATAAATTAATGAACAATAATTGATAGGTTGTTCATAATTAAGAATTTCTAGTATTTTGTCTTTATCAAAAATATTGACAAAAACAATATAATAGTAACTATTATTGTACTCTTTGTATTGTGAGCTTAGTTCTGTATCCGTCATACATGACCTGTTTGGTAGTTAATTGGAATTGTTGTAATATCTCTTCTATATCTTTTTCTAGAAAAAACCCTAATTTATCCGAGAGTATGTCATTGATTTGCTCAATAGATATTTTATTGTAACGTATATCATTACATACTTTATCGAAGTTAATGTACTCTAAACACATCAATCCAACTCCAATTTTAATTTTACGACTTAAGCCGCTAAGTACTGGTGCTAGCTGTGTTTTATGTATACTATTTGCCTCATTGAATGAAAGGATATCACACGAACCATTCGGTACATGATTCATTTGATCTATTTGTATATTGTTAGCCCCGGATATCTTTGCTTTTTCGTTGATATAACAATGCACATATTTTTTATTCATGCTGAAACCTTCTGTAAAATTGTATTTAATATATCTTGTATTGATTCTTGTGTTTTCTTAATATCTGAATCTAATAACAATTTGTTTTTTTCCAATGTTAGCTTATTAAATTGACCACTGTAGTCAGACATTATAGACTCTATAGTTTTAACCATGTCTTCAATGGTAGGGGTTTGATAAACTAAACCAGGGTAACTAATGTTTCTACTGTCTCCACCCAATAACAGAGTTTGAAAACTAATAGCGTATTTACTTTCTATAATAGATATTGCATCTATAGAAAAAACCATCTTACTCTCTGTCAAAATCTTAATGATATAATCATTAGTAGCATTAGATGAAGCTATTTGAATTTTTAATGAAGGTATTGATGTCTGTATTGTATTAACAATTTGCTGTATTCTGTCAAGATCATAATTGTTTTGCAGAATTGTGAGGTCTACTGATTTAAGCTTTTCAGATGTATTGTTCATCAAAAAACTAGGATTAATGACAGGATTTATCATTGCGCATCTCTGTATCCCAAGCTCTTGGACCAAATACCTATAAGTGTTTTCTTCATAACAGACAAATGTCATGTGTCTATGTTTGTGATAGGCATTACGGTCCATTGACAATGGATTAACAATATGCATTATTTCTGGGAGATGCATAAAGTTTATTTGTTCGTATTGATTGTCTGGAGATTTTAGCCAACAATCATAATATATAGGAGGAGCATCGACCTGCTTTACTACCATCATGTTATCTGGCCTGACAGCAGTCTCCGATGGGCCAGTCACAATATTAACATTTTCACAGCCGCCCCATAAATTTGCAATAAAATTATCCACAATAGGATTTATAGGCTCATATATAATATTTATTTGATCTTCTACAGCTCTGTGTATTGTTGATCCTACATTATATCCAAAGAACATATTTTTTCTCCTATAGACTGTACAGAAAATCTATCGCTATAAAGTTTTAATCTCTGTCGTAAGTCTTTCTTCTTTGTGTCATTCATATCTATGTGATTATCATATGCTTTTCTAAGAGTTTTTCTTATATCTAACAGGGTTGGCTCGCTAGAGTATTCTATCTCTGATTCGTGTTCCAAAAATTTATTGCTGGGATTCGATTCTGCCATTTCTAATCTTGAAGGAATAATCAAACCTCCAATCTTGGAATCAATTAACTCTGCGGCACCAGTATGCTCAACAGCAATAGGAGTACTACCCATGCAAATAGATTCCGCTAATGGTCTACAAAATGCTTCTCCCTTTGATGGACAAACAAATATATCACAAGCATTATGCAATCTTAACAGATTTTGCCTATCCAAATGATCAGTAATTAAAATTAAGTTTTTGGTAAGCTTATTAAGATATTTATTTCTTTCTATCGTTTCTCTAATTCCTTTAATCATTAGTTCTCTGCTGTTGTTGTCTAACTTATCTGTTTTGATAACAAGCAAAGCCTTTTCGTTTTGTGCAAACTCATAATTAAAAGCTAAAATTAGATTAACAATATTTTTTCTAGGAACGAAAGATCCTACAAAATAAAACTTAACAAAGTCTTTATATCTTGAATGTAAAGACAATATATCCATTTGATTATTTTCAATTTCAGTTTCTATACTTCTGATTTCTTGGATATCAATTGGTTGAGATATGCCATATACTGGTTTATTAATCATACCGGCTATGGTTTGTTGTTCTAATGCAGAAGGGACCAGCACGGCATCCATTCGATTAAAAACTTGTCTTATAATAGAAACATGGTCCAGATTTGTTTGCTCAAATACGGACATTGCTATATTTTTGTATGGATAAATTGGAGCTATAGCTTGAGGCAATGCTTTTTGTATAACAACATCAATATGTGATAGATGATTGTTTTCGTATTGACTAATGATTGGATCAGGAGTAAAATCTACATTATGAGAAAGAAAAATAGGTTTTGCTTGTAAGTCATATCCTAATTTTTCACAGCAATAAGCTATAGACTTTAGATATTGTTTTGATGCTTCTCCCCATCCATCGTTTTGTTTATAAGGGGCAACATATAGGATATTTTTCATTTATTCGCCTGTCTCTCGTGTGCATACCTAATATAATCTTCGCCATTAAGAACATGAGAATTGGCAATGGCGTACTTAACTAGATTTTGATTTTCCATATACTTGTTATAAACCTCAACAAGATTTTGAAAATTAAATTTCTTAATGTTCATACCATTAGATATATAGCCATAATCACTGTATTTTAGTAGATTAAGACCCATCATATTATTTAGTAGCTGTGGTGAGCCCATTCTGTCACAACAAATATATTGGAATGCTTCATAAGATTTATTGAAATTTCTGAATTCATTTATATCTAATTTTGCTAAATAATTTGGAGGTATATTTGACCAGTGTTTTCTATGAGGATTGGCTAAAATTTCATCAAAAACTTTCATCCACTTATTGGCAGTTGCATCCCAATTGAAATGAGTTTCTGTTAGCTCTCTAACCTTTTCTCTTTTTTGCAATTGTTCTTCTTTCGACAGATTGAAGAAGGTCCATAGATGGTATATTAGTTGATCGTTATTTGGATAAACTCTATATGCTTCTGTTTCTAATTCTTTAAAAAAAGTTTGAGGCTGTACGATATATCCATCTAATAGTCTAACGATATCCGACATGGCACTGTAATCTATGGAGACTATAGGAACCCCACAGGCGCCAGCCTCGACTTGTGGCATTCCAAAGCCTTCGCATATAGCATATTGAACATAAATATCAAAAGAATTGTATATCGAACTTAGCTGCTGTGTAGAAACACCCTCGGATACTGACGGAAACACAGCAGTTTTTTGACCACAATGAGGACAGTTTTTAATGGAATGATTAAAAGTATGTGCATGTATTTTACCACAATTTTTGCATACATATGTAAACAAAACTCTTTTACCCATGCTATGTTCTTTGAGTAGATTTGGTAGGTTCCACCCAGCATCTGGATAACTAGTGTGCAAATATAGATAAACATCCTGTCCCAACTCTTTGTTTTGCAATTCGAATTGGTCCAGCAGACCCCTAACAGACTGCATTAATTCTGGAATCAATTTTCTTTTTTGGTTTCGCATTACTGAACCAATAATTTTCATTGATTCTGGAATACGCAATTGAGATCTGGCTTCTTTCATGTCCATAGGCTTGAAAACATCTAAATCTACAGCAGGAGAGGCCGATCCTGCATATTTTATTTTGTTGTTTGTTTGATCTTGTAAAACCTGACCGCCCCAATCAGAATATGATAGAACAGCATCGGCGTCCATATAAACATCTAGCCATTCTTCTTGCTGAGGTCTGGAATCTACTGTGGGCATCACAACCCAATTATAAAACTGTCTAAGAACAGAGAATTTTTGATAAGAGTTCATCCAAAAATCTCTAATATCGAATACTATATCTGGCATGAAATCTAAAACAACTCTTTCGAATCGCCATTTACCGAAAGCGTTTTCTCCAGAATTATTGTATTCACCAAATCTTGGATCGTTTTCTTTTACCGCATTTGGGTAATATGTCCAAGGTATATCTCGGTCTCTTGGATCTCCTAATATCCCATATGAGGCAAATTCAGCTATTTCATATTTGCCAGATTTATAGAGCCTATTTAATAGTTCTTTGGCATACGTACTATATCCAGAGTGCAAAAAACTAGCCTCTGAACACATTAGAATTTTTGGTTTAGACATAATACTTCCGGGGTTAAGTAGAATTGGGGGCTGTTAACCCCCAACTCTACCAAAATCAACTTCTTGTTAAATCAGAAGGCAACCGTTTCCTCTTCCTCCGATGAAACTCCTGCTGCTGCCTTTTTAGAAATCTTTGTAATCTTGGAAAAGTTATTTACTCTAACCTTTAGAGTACTGTGCTTAACGCCGTCCTTCTCCCAAGAATCATTCCTAAGAGTACCTTCAACTAGTACAAGATCTCCCTTCTGGAAGGAAGCTGCAATAGTTTCTGCACCACTGTCCCATGCTTCACAAGAGATGAAAGATGTTACCTTGTCCTTGCTTCCATTTGCCCTGTTAAATTCTCTAGATACAGCAACAGTAAAGTTAACAACTGCTGTCTTTTTATCAGAGGCTGTGATGTGCCTTAACTCAGGGTCTCTTGTTAAATTTCCACGCAAGATTACAATATTCATACGAATCTCCTCAAAATAAAGTTACTAAATTCAAAACCGACCACTGGGTTATAATAAAAAGAACGCGGTGGGTGTCAAGACTCTGGAACAAAACATTTTTCTACGATCAGGCCACTGCCGGATTTTTTTGATTTGGTTCCAATAAACACCAGAACTTCGTTTTCTTTCAGGATATCCTTAAATTGCATATATTGTTCTGGAAATACGACCACCGAATCCAAGATACCAGAACTATCGAATATCTCTAAGAAAGACATGTTAGCACCTTTGTTTTTACCCTGTTTTGTTTTAATGGTGCTAAGTCTACTAATTTCTCCCATGATAGCAATTTTTTTACCACTATCAACATTTTGAAACTCTTTACATGTTATTAAGTTAGACTCATAATTTTGCATATAAGAGTCTGTTTTGGTGCAAGTTAGTGGTATGCCGAGCAAAGCCGCTTCGGTTTCTGCTATCCAATGCATATTGTCCTTTAAGGAATAGGGAGGCCTATCAATACTGTTAATAAATTCTTGAATGACTATTTGGCGTTTTTTTGTAACCTTGCCTTTGCTTAATAAGCTAATAAAAACGTCTCTAAATTTTATACTTGCAATATCAATATTAAGTAAGGATATTTGTTCTAGTTCTTTTTTAGTTAATTTATTCAGCATGTCCAAATAAAATAATAATTCTGTTCTAGGAATAGAATATTCATCAAATGCTCCAACAGATATGATAGCCTTAGCCGCTGCACTGTTAACATTAGCCAAAACTCTGCAAAAAATGGGAATGATTCCGGTAATATTTTTATTCGCTAAATCTAGTCTAAGTTTATTAATAGATTCATATACCGATTCCCCAACACCCTTAATATTAGTTATTCCAAAATATATTTGATCATTAATAATCTCAAATTCTTTATTCATAAATTTAAATCTAGGCAACAGTACATCAATATTCATAGAATTAGCATTATGTATTAATTCTTTGATTTCTTGATGAGGATCTATCTTGTCTTTTGCAAAACGCAAATATGATACAAAAAATATCTGTGGGAAATGGGCTTTTGCATATGCAGACAAATAGCCATTAATTGCATAACTAACGGCATGGCTTTTGTTGAATGAATATCTTTGACTTTTTTCGATCCAACCGAAGATCTCTTCTGCTTCATCTTCATTGACTATGTTTTTGTTTTTACAGCCATTGATGAACACCGTTCTCAACTTTGCCATTTCTTCTGGCTTCTTTTTACCGATGGCCTTGCGTAACATATCGGCTTCTTGCAAATCAAATCCGGCTAACTCTTGTGCTATTTGCATAGACTGTTCTTGATAAACCATTTCTCCATATGTTGTCTCTAATATGCTTTTGAGATTTGGATTATAATAGTCTATACTTTCTTTACCATTTTTTCTATCTATAAAATGGTTACTAACACTTTTACCCTCTCTAATGGCTTCTAAGCAACCGGGTCGCATAATGCTGATAAGACCTGCTAGCTGCTCTATATTCTCTGGTTTAAGTTTTTTAGCCATTGATTGGCCCAATCTAGACTCTAACTGGAAACATCCCTTGGTATTGCCATCAGAGATTAAATTCCATGTTTTATCACAATCCAAAGGAATATTATTGATGTCAAAGTCAAGTTGCTCGTCTGATTCTAATACTGGAAACTTACAACCGCAATCAAATTGATAATATCTAGTCATGAAACAAATGAGTCCCTAAATTTAATTTTTTTGGATAAATTCCTATGCAGTCTTAAAAATCGAATAAGTAATTCTGCACAATCTCTAACATCTTTCAGAGCATCGTGAGCGTTGGTCTTGTCTATACCCATATAGTCTCTTATATTGTCTAATGTTAGATTTTTTACATCGTCATTACTTTCAAACCAGTAGAATAATAAATTCATTATATCTAAAGTATCTCTTGGGAAAAATAAACTTGATGTATTTTCATTATTAACATATCCAAGTTTACGACTAAATCTTTCTACAATTTTCATATCAAACCTGAGTATATTATACCCAGCGGCTACAGGAGCCGAAAACATACTTTTTTTGCTTCTGTTTAGATGGTAAATTTCCAAGTATTGAGAAAACATAGACCATGCCTGTTGTTGAGACATTGCTTCCTGCCAAGATTTTAGTATATCTTCTTTGGAACAACCCCTTACTTTTGCATGAAAATCCAATATGTCTGAGTCATCATATTTGTAGTCCTTATCTATTTCTAGTTTTTCCGGCCTAACTGTAATATTAAACTCTGAATCTTTCATAATGGATAAATTATATGGGTCAACTATTACTGCTGCTATTTGTACTGGACTACAGGTGCCGGTATCGATACCATCAGTCTCAAAATCAAAAACACAAATTTTATTTTTCATTTTTATCCTTAGCTTTGTAATGCTTCAATCATGTCAAAAGAATAACCGTTGTAATCAATGTCTATATACAATCTTGGTCCGCAAACCACACCATATCTAGGATCAGGAACTCTGGTACATCCTATAAGGTAAGGGGCTGTCATGGGTTTGTCTAGCCTTAGTTTTGTTATATTCAGCTCTTTGTCGTAGGTTACAGATACTATGCGAATAGAAAGAGCTTGCTGAGACAGTTTATCTTCAGTATCTGTTGATGTCGGATTTCTGACCCAATAACGTATAGTGGTTGTGCCGGGAACAATTTTCCCTGTTACATCTATAGGCACTATTAATGTTTGTCTGTCAGACTCATATCTATAGACTGACCTATCGCCGTCCGTGGTTAAAGTTTTAGTAAAATACGTATAACAAATAATTCTATTTGGTATCTTAATGTAGTGATGATAATAAACTGGCCCTCTAGATGTATATGTAATGAGACCGTTAATCATTTCACTATATGGCATAGTAGAGAGAGTATTTGCCGATGTCCTAATAATTGGCTTATTAGTTTTAGCATCGATGTATATTTTCCCTTGAAATTGTGTATTGAATACATCCCTTAGCATTCTAAAAGAATCACCAGTAACTTTTTCATATTTTTGAGCATCTGCTGGGTTATTGCTAGTGTCTGGCTTACCATTTCTAATGGCATCATACAGTTCTTCTAATTCTATTTTTGTAAAACCAAATAATTGTTTTGTTAACTCTGGATCAGTTTTTGGATCTAAAAAGTATTTTATAAGCGTATCGGCATAAGGTCCGATATTGTATGTGATATATCTTCTTCCAGCAGCAGTATTATTGTCTGCCCTAGCATAGCAAGCATATAGCCAATCTGTTTGCTCACCAGGAATAGCTTGTGCTCCAGCCGTATAAGCTCCACAATCCAATACGGGGTCTTCTGGCTGTTGAGCTTGGACTCTTACATATGGATCGACAAAATTTTGAGAAAAACTACTTTTACCTTGTGATAATTCATACTTTAACAAGTATGGAGGAGTATAAAATAAATCCTCAACGGTTACTCTATTGTTTTCATCTGCTGGCAGATCAACTGCTTCTCTCGTTATAATTGGATCTGTTGGATCTTGGGGATTAACCTTATTATAAAAGAAACCGTTACTGCGATTAAAAAATAAATCAAATAGATTATCCTCAGATTCTAATTCATAATAAGATTTAGACAATCCAGTATATGGTAAATTGTATCTATTAGCAGTAATATATTTTCTTGGTTCTTTATTTCCATTAATTTTGAAATAATATAGTGGCTGGGCTCGATAATAATCGTTAACAAATTCTGGATGTAAAGTGTAACTATCTCCAGGTAATATCTTATATCCACCTACTTCTTCGAAGTATTCTGGAAAACTACCTTTTTGGAAAACTTCTTTAGCGTTAATTTTTTCAACAATAGTTTTGGTATTGTACTGATCTTGTGGATTATCTGTAAAATGCAATCCTCCAAACAATATGACGTCCAATAAGTTTTTAGTGCCAGTAGCTAAAAACAATCCTTTTAAAGTGAACGGATCAATCTTATTTGGATATGCACCAGACATATAGTCTATACCAGCTAAAGCTGAATAGAAAACAAAATCTACATTATATTGATCTTGTGCTGAAACTATTTTGGGTCTGTTTTCCTCTGATAACAGATCACTAAGAACAAAAACTTTGGTTTCCGGATAAACCGCTTCCACTTGACTAATAAGCTCTCTGTATTTTCTATGCATACAGATAGCATTAAAAGTACAGCATCCTGCTTCTTGTTGATATTTATCAACTTTTTTGTAAATTAATCTCTCGCGATTAAATGGTTCATAAAGAGTAAAATAGTCTCCAACATATAGTTGGTCAAATGTTATAAAATCTCTTTCTATTAAGTCCCCCGACCAATCGGAAAAAACCTGACTACCGCTACCAATTCTAGCGATAATAGTTTTTGGTCCAGCATCAACACTTATAAAAGATTCTCCTTGTGGATCTCTCAAGTATAGGGGTACTATTTCCCTATTAATAGATACAAATTGCGAACCTAAATTTTGAAATGTTCCTACAGCATAAGATTTTTCATTGGTTTGGGATATAATAGTAAAATATAATCCTATATTAATATCTATATCTTTGTCTGGATTAATAGGAAAATCTTTTTTGGTTGGACTGGTCAAGTATTTGATATCTTGAGGTAGTCCCATTTGACCTTCAATATTAGAGCCCCACATCCATATGCTCTTATCCTGTTTGATGGCTATAGAATGGTTTTGGCCTACCTTAGCATCTATCCATGGGATATTATCATACTGTTCTATACCGGTTAATACTTTAAATCTTAGTGGAGTATCGTCAGTATTGCCTATGCCCAACTGTCCGTATTGGTTGTCTCCGGTTGAGTATAGATTTCCACTATCTAATTCTAGTATATGTCCCATTATGTCCTGCTATGTCTATTAGGCAATTATTTTACTGTAATAGTAGCATTATCTTGGATGAAGGTTTGTTCGCCAGTACTTACTACGACAGCATTAAGTTTACGACAGCAAGATACCCTAACCTCAGGCATCTTCCTATACTCTACATTATTATAAACAAATACGGTGTCCGTTGCAATATTAGCAAATGTTGTTTGATATTCCGGCATAATTTTTACCCTTTAAAAGAGATTGAATACACATAATTTTGTCTAACATACCAATACCTAATATATCAAATTTAACAATTCCAAGAGATTCTAAATCTTGCATTTCCATACCAGCAATGCTATTACCTGTCTTAGAATCATACACCATAGGACACATACCGTCCAAATTATGGGCCGAAATAGCGATGCCTGCCGCGTGTTTAGATTGGTTTGATTTTGTACCCTCTAAACGGATAGCCTGCTCAAATCTTTTTGCAAATAGTCCTGTTATTGATCCGTCTTCCTCTATCTTGCACCATTCTTTAAATTTCTCTGGCATATTTTCCAATGACCATTGTATAATGGATGATTCTCCTCTATCGTCTTTCATTTCTTGAAGATCATCTGCAATTTTAGCTTCATCAGGTATATGCTTGGTAATCTGATTCATTTCCTCGTATGTCAAACCGCCATAAACTCTTAGAACTTCTTTTAAAGCTCCTCTACCTTTCATCGTATTAAAGGTAATCATTTGAGAAACCTTGTTTGCGCCATACTTATTTTTGATATATCCGATTACATTATCTCTAGCTGTCATTGGTACATCAATATCAATATCTGGCATAGAAATTCTATCTGCGCTGTTACGACCAGCATTGTAGAATCTTTCAAATAGTAAATCATATTTGATTGGATCAATATTAGTGATTTCCAATAAATAAGAAACCAAACACCCAGCAGCAGATCCACGTCCAGGACCAGGTAGCCAATTATTTGTTCTAATATAATTCACGATGTCTTGTACAATCAAAAAATATCCAGATAATCCAGCACCCTGTAATACAGAAAGCTCTTGTTTAATGCGATCTATATAAATTTGTTGCTCGGATTCTGGTATCTTTGTAAAACCTCTCTTTCTCCAGCCCTCTCTACATAATTGTCTCAGATACTCGTCTTCATTGTCTATAAAGCGAGGCAGTTGTGGCCTATTAAGAATGTTATAGTCTTCGCACATATCTGATACTAGTCTTGTATTATATAATTCTTCTTCAGTATGTAGGTGTCTCATTTCTTCATCTGATAAGATATAAAAATTATCAGACTTGAAAAAACAGCCAAGTGCTACATCTTCATTATTGAGTAGCTTCTTATTGATGTCTGGAAATGTAGTCTTTAGTGTGTTGCATAACAGGACTCTTTGATCTATAGCATCCTCTTTATTAGCATAGTGAGCATCAGGAGTTGCTATAACTTTTAGATTATGTTTTTTAGCCAAATTACGCACAATATCTGTTAAGGTAATCTGAAATGGTATGTGGTTTTTGTCCATTAATTGGGCTTCTAGGAATACATTTTGATTACCAAAAATAGACTTTAACTGTTCAATTAGGTTTGAGGCTGTACTCAAATCTGAGCCATTATCAATCGTATTGGCCAAGTTTGATCCTAAGTGTCCAGTAATACAGATCAAGCCCGACGTATCCATCTCCTCAAGCTCATTAATGCTGGTCCTGGGCTTGCGATAAAAGCGGCTGGGGTCGTTGGATGCAGAAACTAAACTGATGAGGTTTTTCCATCCTGTCTGGTTTTTGGCCAAAACCAGCATATGCGATAAAGAGCCATTTTCTTTGCTTTGATTCGTTGATAAGTCTTGACAAATATACAATTCGCATCCTAAAATTGGCTTAATATTGCTCTTTTTCATTGACTGATAAAAAGCAACAGCACCAGATATAGATCCATGATCAGTAAGAGCACATGATGTTGCTCCTATGTTCAAACATCTTTGAGCTATTTGATCTGGTTTAGACAGACCGTCTAACAGACTATAGTGACTGTGAACGTGTAAGGGAACATAACTCTTCATATTATTCTGTACTTCCTGGGGCTTTATAATGACCTATAGAATGTCCTGGTGCTGAATATTCTTCCACTACTATGTCCATGCCCTTAAGCTCTATGTCGTGTTTTACTTGTTCGCATTTAGTCATGACTGTATTTTTAGAGCATGTTTGATTGTCTCTATATTCTTCTAGCGGATGAATATGAGTATTTTCAAAAGTAGTTTTGCCGAAGTGACACAGTTTACTACACATCCAGCTTTTTTTCAAGAGTGGCTTACGAGTATTTTTTATTGTTTCAAACTTATTTTTTAACATTGTTTCTGTTTGTGCCAAATCTGATTTATCAAATAGAATACTGAATGGTCCACCATCATTTATAAAGAAAATAGTAACAATGATATGATCATATTCAGGATATAATTGTTGTGCAGCATAATGATATATTCTTAGCTGGGGATCATTTTCAAGTTTTTCTTGAGTCTTTTCTTGACCAGTAGCCCAATCTAGCCTGCGTCCTGTTTTCCAGTCTACTATTTCTAGTGTTTTATCATCTACTTTTGTTATCAGATCAATAGTGCCCTTGAGGCCCAGCGTTCCTTCAATATTTTTACCGTCTATCAAGTAATTGTACTTAGCCCACTTTTTATTAATAGCGATATCAAAATGCTGCTCTGGACAGAGTATAGTCCTATTTCTAGGATCAAACATTCCGTTATTATATTCTATAGCCTTGTATACCCATTTTCTACAGTCGTCAAAATCTTTAGTTGACCACTTATGGTGTTGACATTTATTAATGTAATAATCGTATACTTGTCTGATAATTTCTTCCAAATCATATTTTTTAGTAGATATATTACCAAGTAGATCGTCTGTTATGGTATCGTTTTTATTCTGTTGTGCTTGTTTAATAACTGCTAATATCTCTAGCACTTTATGTACTATAGTCCCCTTATCTGCCTTTTGTCCAGACGGACCTCTCCACCCCAATACATATTCTAAAAAGTATTGCTGTTCGCACATAGAGTGCGCATTATAAGACGAACTACGAAAATAAGTAATGATAATATGTCACCTCATGCGAAAATTTGTTGGAATAGATTTAGTATCGTCATAGACTGATCATAGATTGTCATATTGTCATTATCTACAACGTGGTCAAAATTACTCCAATCATATCTATTTTTATCCAATGCAATCTCGCTCAAATGATCAGAAGAATTAAGCTTATCTCTGGTTAACCTAATTACCAAGCCACCGGCCTGTTTGATAGCATCAACCTCATTAGGGAATCTACAATCTGTGATAATGGCTAATTCTGTATTGTCATTAAGAATCTTTTCTATAGTTGTATCGGGCCAAATATTTGATCTCATTGATCTAAAAATATCAGTACCAACCACTTGCATGACTTCTCTAGCGGTTAAGAATTTATTCTCCCAATGCACATTTGTAATTTCATTTTTTTCAATATCCGATCCATAACACTGCTGATAGGTTAATCCTAACAATTTCATGCATATATCTTGCTTTAAGATGTCTGCAAAGCTATATAATTTGACATAGCTATTAAGCTGTTCAACCATACCAAGAACCTCTTGATCCAAAACAGACGTGTTGGGCTTGACATGGTATTCGTTGATATCTACTGTGATATTTGCATCATTATGTTTTAGTATATCTATACTACCAACATTATTAATTTTTGCCTTTTTACATAGATTTTGATTAACCAAATATAAACTATAAATAAAATTGGCACAAGTATTCTTTCCAGATTGTTTTTTGCCAGAAAATCCTATAATCTTGGTCATATAAATCTTTCAGTTAATTTGGTTAATTCTGTTATGATAGTCTCTGTTGACATATCAGCAATATCTGTGGTAACAAATGCAGGAGTATATATATTATATGTTCTAGAGCATTTTTTGGATATAATGGATGTGGCCTTTTGTCCAGCCTCATCGTTATCTAATAAAAGAATCATTTGCATGGCACCACTAGAATCAATAAGCATTTTTTGAGTATCAGACATAGAAGATCCGAAGATGGCTACGCTGTTTCTGAACCCACATTCTTCCAGTTTCCAAACATTGCCAGGACTCTCTACAACAATAATAGTTTTGGTATCTTTAATATAGTCTTTAGCATACCATAGATTATACAAATGGTTTTGTGTTTTAAAGCCAAAATTATGCTTCCACTTAGAGTATTTCCATCTATTTTCTTCAGACGGACACGCTTCTGTGTCATTATGATAACTACTACATTTATCACACTTATTGAATATACTACGTCCTGTGCAACCTACCATATATTGATGATCTATATCGTAGATAGGAGCAACGGCTCTTCCAAACATTTCTTTTCCTGATTTATCACATAGACCAACATCATATTTATTCAAGATATCGGTATGAAACCCTCTATCAATAAAATATTGAGCGGGAATCGTTAGGCTTTTTCTAATGCTTTGACGAGATATCTTTGGGATGTCGTCCTGACTATTAGGAGATATATTAGATACGAATGCCGTAAAGTTATTTTTTTCTATGGCTGTTTTTGATATCTTTATATCTTTAAAGTTATCTTTTAGAATTTTTCTAGCAAAGATCAGCGCATCATTGAAGGATACGGTAGAGTCTCCTTCTTTCATCCATCCAAATTCATTGTGTGACAATACCCCTCTAATAAATCCTATAACAGATGATTTAAAAGTATTCTCACATCCATGAGTTCGACATTTCCAATTTCCCCTGTATCTGTCTCCGTCAGGGTATAGATTTAAAGCAGAAATATTATCCCCGCCATGGATAGGGCATGACATTGATATCATCTTGTGATTTTGTTTGTACTCAACACCCAAAGAGTCAAGTAAAACCTCAATATTGTCGCACAGTTGGTCACAAATAGCTTTTAGCTCGTTTTGATTATACGAAGCTGATTTCTTGATTGTCATTGTTTTCATCTATAATAAATCCGTTTGTAGATTTCTTCTCAATTTTATTAATTAGTTCTAGTCTTGTTTTGCCTTCTGTTATCTTGGCACACCAACCTTTCATATGACAATTGATATAGTCATTATCGTCTAATCCTCCGCCGTGTCGGCTAATAAGAGGAACTAGTTTACGATTACCATTGCTCGGACCATCTTCAGCTATTTCCTCATCGCTTTTCCTCTTAAAGATTGTAAAGTTGCTGCATAGCCAAATAATTCTATCTGATCCAGATGCGGTGTCCGTGCTTTCCTTGGTAATTCCATCCCTATTTAACTGAACGAATGCAACAATTGGTACCTTGTATTTCGTTGCAAAATTATGCAGAGAAGTCATCATGAAGCCTAAGACTTGATATTCTTTCATGTCCTGAGATATGCCTGCTGAATCCATGAGTTTAAGATAATCATAAAATATGACACAATCTTTGGCCGACCCATCTGGGTTTAGCCCAACTTCTCTAATAACCCATCTACGCATTATTGCTAATTGTTCTTCAAAAGACTTGCCGGCAATAGATTTGTAGTACAATTTAGTTTTCTTAAGTTGTTCTACTGCATCTGTAATCTTTGCTTTTTTATCGGTATTTTGACTAAACGCACCAGTTTCAATAGAATTAATTTCTAATTCGGTCATCATTGCCAAAACTCTGTGCAAATGATCTTCTTTTGTCATTTCGGTGTCCATGTTCAATACTGGTATACCCTTGCTCGCAATATGAAATCCCATGTTGTCTGATAAAAGAGTTTTACCTACTTTTGGTCTTGCGGCAATCACATTAACTGTGCTTTTTCTTAATCCTCCACCGATGGCCTGATCATAAACGTTAAATCCTGTAGATATGCCAACTTGGTCTACTTTATGTTCTTCTAGATATTGAATGTACTCTTCTAGATTATTACCGATAGCTTCTGGACCACTTTCACTATCGTTTAATTTATTGGTAAAATCAAAGACAGTATCTTCGGCAATACCCAAAATTGCCGTTATACTTTCTGATCCATTTATATCTAATATTCTCTCTTGAGCCAGCTTAAGCTGCTTATGCAATAGTCTGGCTACATCTAGCTTTTTAACTTTAGCAGCAAACTTTCTAATGTTATCCAGACTTACTGGGAAGTCAATAATAGCTTTTAAATGCTGCGCTTCTTCCTTTTTGGAAAGAATATGAGACAAATCCAATTCTTGAGCAGCGGACATTATACATGCTATGTCTATATTTGTAGAGTGTCCTTTGTCAAATAAATGCTTTAAGCACTTATAGATGATAACATTGCTATCAATTGTGAAACAAGTCTCAGATAAAATATCCGAGACTTCGTAATATGCCTTATCAGAATAGGCACAAACACCAGCCAAGACGGCTCTTTCCGCTGCTGGATCCGATAAAATCATTGTCACTCAATTACTTCCTTTGCTGTGGCTTCTAGCGTTGATGCAAATTTTTGGAAAAACTTTTCTATATATTCTTTAATCTGATTGTGGTTTACAAGTGGAACATGATAACTCTTGACGAAAAGATCGCTTTGTCTGATAATCTCACCTAAAGTATTTTTTTCAAATACAACACCATTTACATTAAAGATCAATTCTACAGGCGTGTCCATTATCGCTTCACCATTTTTAATCTCATCATATTGATGAATAGAATCATGTTCTATTTGTTGGAGTATTTCCTCTTGAGATGGTGTTTTCTCTGTTGGTTCAAAATATATATCATCGTCACTGTTGTGACGCTTATGTTCATTTTCCGCTATCTTAGTATATAGTTTTAGTAGCAATTCTCTTTCTTCATCAGATAAGGATGCTATAATATTGTCTGTTATCATGGATTACCCCGCGTTCGTTGAGCATGTATTACACTTATAGCGTCCTCGGTTTTCCGAGGCAAGTGTGGTTGATACTGTCTCTTTTTTTCCGCAGACGCGACATACAACATCTACTAAAGGAGTGTCTCGCTGTCTTGCTGTGGGAGGATGCACCTGAAGAAGTTTGTCAATTTCAACATCTTCTTTGTGCATTTTAAATTCTGGCATAGACAAGAACTTGTTGTTGTTTTTCTTCTTGTCTCTTTTAACCTTTTTAGTTCTAATGTTGTTTGTTGGAGCTTCCTCATCAGTCTCTACTTTGTCATTTTGTGGTAGTAAAGAAGAGAGTAGAGTAATCAGTGCTTGAACTTGTTCTGGGTTTTTTGCTAAATCATTAAGATCCATGTTTCACCTTTGTTTTTTGTACAGCTAAAAGTATATCAGATAAATTTTTGATATTATTGGCTATATAAGACAATCTATCCATTCTTTGTTTGGCATATTTTTTGATCTTATTTAATCCGCTGGCTTTATCATTGTGCTTGATAGCTTGGAGTGATTTTTCTATAAAACCATATCCTTTGTAATTATTAATTTCGTCAGCTATGGTTTCTTTAATAGATTCCTCAGCCCAATTGTATCTAGCTATTTCTCTATTAAGAGTTCTTTGTAAGAAAAGAGCATATTGGGATAGTCTAAGAGCAATTTGGGCACAATCTTCTGGCATAAGTTTTTCTATAGTGTCCCTAGACATTGTAAAATATCCATTGATTTCTTCATTTGTAAATCCATGAACATCCGTATATTTCCCTATACCAATAGACTTTTCGTATTCGTCTAAAACTCGATCCCATTCTTCAACTTGCTCTTTTGTATTCATGATCCTTTTATCCTATTAGTCCACTGTTCATCAGTTTCATCATATGGTAATTCTATATATTGAATATTATTTATTCTACACCACTCAGCTTTTTCTCTATCTCTCTTTTGATGCTTTAGAAAATTCAGTTTAGTATGGTGATAATGTCCTATAAATTTATAGTGCTGCTCTCCATGAGTCTCTATGCATGTTTTACTAAGTGGTAAATAAAAATCAAGATATAAAGTTTCGGATTTACGCAAAGGAATTGGTACTTCCTCTAGAACCTGTAATGTAGGATATAAACTCGACAACAATGCCCTTGCTCTTAAATGCAAAGAAGATTTATTTTGCTGTTTAGCATGAACATAGTTTCCAACTAATGACCAAGTGTGTTCATTATTGTCCAAATCTACAATTAGCATTTTATTCCGATAGTATTTTTGACTTCTTGATAAAGTTCGTCGTATATCTTTGGATTGTCTATTAGATATTGCCTAACCTTTTCTGCTCCTTGCAGTTTTGGTTTTTCTCCCTTCATGAAGTCCAATGTGTACCATGCTCCACCCTTATTAATTAGACCCATATCAGATGCTAAGGTGACTAACTCCATATGCTTATCTATACCATGACCATAACGAATATAACTAGTAATATTACCACCCGGTGGCCCAAGTGCTGAACACAAGACTTGCCACTCAACTTCTTGTCCTATTTGAGTTGCCTCAGTACCAACTGTCCAGGGCTTAAAAGACTTGGCTCTTAGTTTGATGTCTGTTTGATATGCTATGGCTTGACCGCTCTTTTCCTTGAACTCAGCACCGTATCCTGTAGGATTACCCATTAAGTGAGTAATACCTATTACCACATTTCTATTAACGGGAATAACATTAGCTACTTTGCGACAAAACTTTGCTAATAGTTTAGCTCCGTCTGCTCTTTGCATTTTATCCATATCGCTTGTGATTTCGGCTTCTGTACACAGGGCTGAGTATGAGTCTATGATAAGGATACTTCCTGGCTCTTCATTAATAATTCTTTCAGCAATTTGTAAATATTCTTCTGCGTGTAAAATTTTGCCTTCTTGAGAACCTATAACATTAAATCTAGCTAGATCTATATTGGGAATACCCTCTAAATCTCTTTTCTTTAGTCGCCCCTCGATATTGAGATAATAGACATTTCTTGGCTTCTTGAGATCTCCCTGGTATATTTCGCTTTGTGCTGCCGCAGCAAATGTTAATGCCGATGTTGTTTTGCCGCATTTTGGCTGCCCTGTAAATACAACAAAACTTCCTTCTGGTATACCTCCATTTAATATCATATCCAAAGCTGGACTAACAGACATGACAATAGACTTTTTGTCTACTATAGCATTGCCAGATAAAATAATATTGGATCCGAATGTTTTTGTAATATCTTCTTTAAGAGCCATTGTCTATATCCTGTAGTTTAGAAAAGATGGATTTTGAATTCTTATGTGTTTGTCTAAAAGATGTTTTTTCTGATCTATCCAGAGGTTTGGAAATTTCATTGTTTTCTGTTTGCAATTTAGCTTCTTCACGCTCTATAATAGCAAGAAGATGAGGTGCTCGCAGGGAGTATATTTTTTGTGCTTGCTGACTATTCAACGCTCTTATTATAGCTTTAGCATTATATTTTTTTGTAAGTTTATTAGCTGTAGCTATTTGATTACGATAGTAAGCAGCCCATTTTTTTGTTAACCAAAATTTGGTATGTAGATCTTCTTTTTGCAATAAGGCCTTTTTCTCACATATAAGCTCTGTAATATACTGTGCTGCCGAAACTAGTTTGTCATTTGAATACTTAGATGGATATTTATTGCTCATTGATTATTATTAAGGTCTGGGACGAAAAATACCTTTTGTTTTGTTAGAGTTAGATACCAATTTTGATCTGGCAGCATCGTGTTGTTCTGACGCTTCCTTTGTCATAATCGCTACGGACTTACTCTTTTTAGCAGAGGTCTGATTGATCATCAAATTGGGATAGTTTCCCACCTTGGAAGTAGTAACAGGAATACTCGCCTTGTCTCCCACACTGGCTACCTTTTCTAGAGCAGATGACACTTGTTTTGATGAGATATCTAGCTCGTCAGAAATTTGGTCTATGGAATGTCCCTGACTATTCAGCCATTGTATAGAATAGATATGTAACTTACTAAGTTTAGCCATTACTGCATCTCTCTTTCTGTATTATGAAGCCATGAAGTATTTTTTGTACGTAAAAAGTTTAAATAGGCACTAAATGCTCTTTGATTAACTCCGATAAATTTTGACGCTGGTCTAGTCTGATCCATACCCCTATAGGAAGCCTTGTTCCCATAAATAGATAATGGATTATATGGTTTATATTGATAATCTACCTTAATCATGAATTTGGTACTGTTATCATCTCTGGATACTGATTTAGCAAGAGTTTTTGGACTCTCTTCTGTATTAGATCTAGGATTATTGTCCTTATCCATAAAATCGCAATCATCGATAAAAGCATAAAATGTACTATCATCACCGCCTTTATCTCTGCTCATCTGGAAAATGTGCGTATCTGTATCAGGCATTCTCATAAGCCCTCTCTTTCTATGTCTAGAAGCCATCTGGTGTTTTTAGATTTTAAAAATTCGATATATTTCTGAAAAGTGGTTTGATTTACTTCTACAAAAACTATTCCGCCTTTGCAAACAGAATTTACAAATTCGTAAGCCTCTGGTATGGCTTTATTTTGTATAGGATTGTATGGCTTATTATTTGCTTTTGATGTAATATAAAATCTAAAGCGGTTGTTCCCATTAAAGTTTTTGCTTAATTTATTTCTTATACATTTAGCATAGACTTTTGAAGAGTTTGGATTATTTATTCTAGGAAACCCATCCTCGTCCAAAAAATCTTCCTGACCCTTAAGAGTGTAATACTCTGTTATACCATCAATATTTGATATATTATGAATTACGTTTTTTCTCATTAACTTTTCTTTTAACCTTAGTACGAGGTGCATCTGTCCATTGTGTTTTTTTGCTTTTAGGTATTCTTGACATTCCTTTAGGTAATTCTTTTTGTTGTTCTTGTTCTTTATATGAATTGTGCTTGTTGTGTAGAGCTACTTTTTCGTCGTCGGAAAGTCTATCTCTATTCCTATTGGCTAAGTCTCCTATGGTTTTCAATTCTGAGTCAGCCTTTTTAACGCTGGCACTAATAGTCAAAGCATCCTCTACATATAGTCTGGAAGTATGGATACTAGACATACATTTTGGACATTGAGGCTGACTATCGTATTTAGCATAAGAGAAAAACAACTCAAATTTATCATTGCATTTATTGCAAGCGTAAGAATATATTGGCATTATTGATATGATCCGGGAATATAGTAAATCCACTCTTCTGGAATACTGTGCTTTATGTTAGAAAGGTAGGCGGCTACAGGCAAGTATTTTTCATTTCTTTTTGGAATAATTGGCAAATTCTTTATTGGCATATTAGCTTGTGCTGGCGTTTTATTTCCTTTTTTTCTATTACAAGGGATACATGCTGTTACAATATTAGTCCAAGAAGTTGGTGATCCTCTGTCATTCGACCAAGAAGATTTAGGTATTACATGGTCGTATGTTAGTTCGGCCATGTCTTTACGACAACCACAATATTGGCAAGTGAATCCATCTCTAATGAATAGATTTTTCCTAGAAAATTTTACCTGATGATTAAATACTTTTAAGTACCTAACAGTTTTAGCTACTGCTGGTATAGGGTATTTTTTATTGTTGATACCAGCTATATAATCATCTTTGTAAAAATCTAGTATTTCTATACCTTTCTTACTATTCTCCTGATTACGCATGGATAATATAATGGCCTTTTGCCAATCTATAATAGTCAATAATGAGTAATCAGCATTTAGTATTAGGCATCGTTTATGTTTTCTTTCCATAGTTTTCTAAACTATCTAGTCTCACTAAAATTTTCTCTATGATCGGATGTCTGACAATATCGCCATAATCAAGTTTGGCAATGCCTACACCCTCTAACTCTGTTAAAGCATCAGTAATAGTTTCAAATCCTCCACGAGCATTCTTCATTAAATCTGATTGAGATGTATCTCCAGTCAAGATCATTTTGCTATTCATACCAATTCTTGTTAATAACATCTTAAGTTGATCATAAGATGCATTTTGACATTCATCGGCAACAATAAAAGTATTATGGAAATTTCTACCTCTCATTAGACCAAGAGGCACTACTTCTATACGATTATTAGTTTTGTGTGAATTATATTCTCCTGACGATATAAAATAGTTAATTTCATCTAATATTGGTAACAAATAAGGATGCAATTTTTCCTCAGCAGTTCCAGGTAAATATCCGATTTTTTCTCCGGATTCTACTACTGGTCTGGTGATGACTATTTTTTGTACTTTCTTGTCCAATAAGTATTCGATTGCCATACCTATAGCGATGTGTGTTTTACCACTACCCGCTACACCATGACATAAAGTGATGTTGTTCTCCGCTGCTGTTCTTATGTATTCTTGTTGATTTTTACTACGGGGCTTAAGTCTATTTTTGAAACCATAAGTTGGTTGATTTTGTGGTTCCAAAAGAGAATCAGTTAAGTCTATAGCATTCTTGCGTTTTTTGGCATTTTTATTATTTTTTCTCAATGTATTACCCCTAGGGAAAAAGGATTAAATTAGACATGCGCCGCCAGCACAACTAATTTCCTCTATTCCTAGCGTATTGTCCTCTGTTTCCAATAGTTGTGTATAATCGACCTTATTAAAGCTATTGAACAAATCACAATAAATTTTCCAGTTATATACATCCTTCATGCAGTATGTCAGTCTCTTGATATCGCTATCAAAATATTTACCAGCAAAATTTTTCATTTTGGTTATAAATACTAATTTCTCTGTAGTATCTTCTTCTTTTGCTTGGTTCATAGCAACGTAATCACAAGCTGCCCACAAATTATTATCAAAAGCGTTAAGTGCTAGTTCTATTAAACCAGAACACCATAATGCCGCGTCACCGTACTCTTTAACAATTTCTCTACTTGTATAAACAGTAGTAAACGGAGCTTGTGGATAGTCTTTATCTCCGCTTTGTGGAATTAAGCTAATACCAGCAAAATATTTACGGTTTTGATAAATATATGATGTTACATCATCCCATTCGTCAGGCTTAACCGTTACCGTATTGCTAACATTATGACTCAAGTATTCTTGGGTACATAATGATCTATTTTTACCAGAATATACCCAGTTTTTTTGAGTATCTTTTACGATTGCTAACATTTCTACTGCTGGTAATTGATTCTTAAGCTTTGCTCCATCTGGAACTTCTATCGGGAATTTGATCACTTCATCAGTATTATTAGCCGACCAAGCAGATTTCTGACAGGCTTGCGGGTTTACCTTCTTAAAGTGTTGGTATGGTGCTTCTAAAACATTGGCCTGTACGTGACGGATATAGCGTTTGGCGTGATGTGGATGGATGCCAGAGCTTGTTCCCAACATACTAGAACTAGTACCTTCTGGCTTAAGGCACGTTACCCTGGCCGCTTGATTGATCTTAATCTTCTTAGCAAAAATCTTATTGGTTTCTACAGCAATTTTTGCTCCTTCTTTAAGAACTTGCTCAGTTAATACAAGATCATGCTTTTCCATGATACCTGTGAGAGATACTCCCAAAAGAGCTTCTCTTTCAAAGATTTTTTTACTAATATCTCCAAGATAATCTAATTCAGTAAATCCTGCTTGTAGAGTGCCGATAATAGCAGCGGCTCTGCATCTTTCAAAGAAATCATTCTCATCTACTACACTAGAACAATTGATAGTTGATAGATTACAACCTTGCCATCCACTTTTACCACTTTCTTCGTCTACAGGCCACATGCCTACTTCTACGCATGGATTAAATGTCATTTCTGTAGAATCACTCCAGATAAATCCTGGTTCTCCAAATTCTTTTACACTAGCCATCAATTTTTCGAATTCTTCAAAAGTTGTTTCGTCTTTTAACAACAATGCAGAGTTGTTGCTTCGTGCTCTTTGAGGATTTTCAATAAACCAGTTACCTGTTTTGGCCTTTGCCATTTCCTCATCATCAGCACTGAACAATGCTAAACTTGCAGAACGACGAACTCCACCACTTAACACAGCGTCGCTACTATGCATGATAATATCATAAGCATCAATAGGACGAAGTTTCTTTTGACCATTAGCAATGCAACGATTTAGCAATGCTCTGATCTTCTCAAGACCGTTAGCTAATGGCTCAAACCCTGGAGCTTTTCCTACACCCGAGCTTAAAGACGACCCTTTGGCTCGTATATTAGAATAGTCAAATACCACATAAGAATTCTTATACATCTTGAATTCATCAATAGGCTTACTAAAATAGCTACTTAGTAAAACTCCTAGCGCATCCGCCCAACCCTCGATACTATCCTCAATGGTATATTTTATACCTTCTTCTGCTGGAGGATTATGCTCTAGTGTTGGTAATTTGGCAACGTGATGCTTTTGAACACTGAATCCAGTACCACTTCCACAAAGAAGTAGCCAAAAACATTCTTGAAAGAATCGTAATCTATCGCAATACGAACTTGTGCAGTTGTATATCTTTGCGTGTCTTTTTAGAATTGGTTCACCACCGAATTGTAGGGCTCGTTGACTTCCTAATACTTTCTTTTTATACATTATATCATAAGCCCAATCAATATCTTCTGCAATTCCAAAATTTGCGTATTTGGTGTGCATCATATTGCGTACACGGTCTACCGCTTCTTTCCATGTTTCTCTGCGATTTTTGTCTTCTATCCAACGGGCATATTTACTAACAAAAGTATAATTTTGTAATTCTTGCAGAGCTGACATAATATCTCCTTGGATTCAGATAAAAATTGGGAATTGCTGTGTAAAGATTAGTGGTGACATCAGCATAATAGAAATATTTTGATACATACTTTTTAATTAATAGTTTATGTTATATCATACACCAGATACTTTGGTGAGCCAAGATAAGTCTGGATCAATTTTTACAATTTCTATACCGCTAAGTTTGACAAACAAATCAAATCTTTTTTGAGCGTCTTCGTCAAAAAGATGGGTTCCGTGATTATTTGCCATAACAACTTTTGTCACACCTTCTTGCCATAAAGCCATAATACAATCATTGCAACTTTGTCCGGTTACATAAGCTATTCCATTATCCGGACGTACCACACAATTGCTTAAAGCATTTCTTTCGGCATGAATCATCCACGGATACTTATCGGGTCTAGTAACAGGCAATAAAGTATCATCTAGATTTCTAGGAAAACCATTATATCCAACACTCAAAATTCTGTTATATCTATCAGTAATTACACATCCGTGCTGAGTGTGTATGTCGTGGCTACGTTGAGAAACAACTTTAGCCAATCCTAGAAAATAGTCAATCCATTCAGGTCGATTCATACCATCATTATAGCAAAGGTAGGGGCTGTGTCAACCAATGCTTTATGTTTCTTTTTGTGTCTGTTTTTTCCAATAAATACCATCCTCTATTTTATTGAAGTCATATGGAATCATGCGATCTGGTATATTTATAATCCAATCTGGGAATTGCGTTATGTCTCTTTGAGGATCTATTCCAAACATATAATTACATCCCCTGCCCATATAGATAGCGTCTTTATTTAAAAGAGTATTAATTTTTTCAATCAGCAAAGCAGCATATGTTCCGCAAGACAACAATACTATATCAAAATTTAACAAAGATATTTGATCATAAATAAAATTTAGAGTTTCAAAAAAATTATTATGCGGTCCAGTATTCAAAAAAGTATAAGGAGTTGTGAATGTAATCAGATTAAACTTAGGAAAACCATGAAATAGTTTATTTACATTATTTTTATGTTGATATTCTACAAGTTCAGAGAATGGACTAATTACTAATACATTTTTGTCTACCAATAGATTGTAATGTTGAGAGAATACTCCTTTATAATTATTATTTGCATCTTTTCCTTCTAAACACCAATATTGGTTCCATAAAGTATTACTTTTTGTAATATAGTGCTTATTGATAGTTAGGCTTTTAGATTTAAATTTTAGCAAGTATTCCTCTAAGTGTTCTGGTGGAAGATCATCAAATGTTGGATTTCCTAT